CTTAGTCCTGTCTTTAAATTTGATTTAAAAATATCACCTATTGTTCCACCCAGATACCATTTATTGTTGGTTCTAACATCAAAATCCATTTTTTGCCATTTTTCATGAAAATTATTTAATGCTGTACTTTCATGCGGTTGTCCAAATTTGCTCGTAACTGATGACATCCAATCTACTAATTTATGAACATAATTAATATGCTTTGCTAAATCCATTTCTGTTTCATCAAAACCGTGATAAAAAGTTCCCATTCTAATTCTTGTTCCTGTTATAGAATTAACTATTGATGCTCTATTAGACAAGACAATTACCTTTTTATCATCTGCGCCACTTGATTTACCTAAAGACCATTTCCATCTAATCTGTAATTCAATAGTAATATATTTTAAAAACATACTAAATGTTGCATCGACTGTATTCGTTGGTTGTAAAATATTGTTAGTACTAACTTCTAATATTTTACGGGGTTTATATTCTTCATCGAATAAATTTTCACTCGGCCATCGTTCATTTTTATTTGAATCCTCATAGGTATAATTCCAGTTTTCACACCATTCATCATTAGTTAATAAACTACTTGCATCTTTAGCCACAAAAGAAGTACCAAATATTTTAGAACAATCGTAAAACCTTTGTACTATATCATGAAATTTAGGATAACATAATTCAGGACTTTTCTCAGGTAACGCTCTCCTTGAAGTTCTAATACTTTGTTTGGGGATAGAAATTTGGTTCTTCAGAACATCCTCCCACATAATATCCCTCAGTAAAGGATTAAATTATATTTACTATTTAATTATATGGCAAAATAACTTAAGGTATAAAAATATACCAGACGCTTTTTTGAAAAAATGGCCGGAGATTTTTTTACCATTAGCAAAAAAAATTTTTTTAAATTAAATCTATTTCCAGAATAAGAATATTATTCTAATTATACATATTAAAATTAGAATTGTCATCTTTCTTTGATTTTGACATCATTTCTTTCATTTGATTAACAACATCTTTTTCAAACTGTGTATTTGTATCTTTTTCTTCATGTATATCTGCAAAATAGTTAATTTTCTCATTATATTGTCGTATTATACTAACAAATTCCTCACGCAAATCCTCATAAAACTGTTGTATCTGTTCTTTAAATTTATCAGGTACAGGTGCATGTTTAGAATAGAATTGATAGAAATCATGCCAATTTGCGAAATGATTTTCAAGATTTCTCATAATATTCTCTAAGTCTTTGTTAGATTTGTCTTCTTTATCATTACTGTTGAAGTAAAAGTTGAATACCATGTGGTTATCCTCAGAATAAGTAGGATAAGTAAAGGGTTATAACTGTATGTATTGCATTATTTGTACCATTTTGTAGGATATGCGATTTTACTTTAACATAATGTGCTAAAAAGTGTATTTTATGATAGGAGAAACCCGTTTTTATGCGGAGGGTGCATTTAGCATCTGCCACAGAAAAGAATTAAAATCAATTAAATTAATTTTAGGAACCTTCAAAGTAGAACCATATGGATTGAAGAATGAATAGAGAGTATAAAAAGAACCCTCCGCCATAAGAGATGATGACGAATGAACCTAAGTATAGAACCATATGGATATATCTTTGGGGTAATCCTTAGATATAGAAAAATATGGTATTATGTGGTAATTATGATGAATAAACCAATAGTAATGAGGGATGATGACGAATGAAGGACTTTAGTAAATTAACATTTGATGCGATGATTTCAGCACTAATGAATGTGGATGACCAATTTCAACAGTTTGATGACATATCAATTAATGTTCGACAAGCGGGTGTCCAATTAAGAATGAAGAAAAATTGGAAAGGCGTTTCAATGAGTCTAAAGAATGAAAACAGACTAAGGGAGAACGAAGAAAGAATGTATGAATGATTGGTGGAATTGCAGGAATTAGGGCTTTTCGGAGTCCTGATTCTTGCTTTTTTTAGGGTGCGTATTTTCGCAAATCTACAATTTTTACTTACCATATGGTAGGCGAAAGCATATTCTACCGCAGGAGGGATAATAAGAATGTTTGATGATTGTGAGTGATGTTAGTTTATTTTCTTATTACCATATGGTTGTCCACGATAGTAGACTATGGACACCACAGGGGAGGTAATTAAATGTTTGACGATGACGAGTGATTAGTATTATTACCAAACATATTACCATATGGTTCATGCGTTAGCATATTATGAACCGCAGGAGGGTGAACAGTATGTTCTTTGACGATGATGAGTGATTAAGTTAAGAACATTATTATCTGTTACCATATGGTAACGCTTTGCAGTTACCTTAGATTTTTTAAAAATAAAAAAATGGTATTTATTTTTTAAGGAAAAAATACCGAAAAAACCTGATGGGTAATCACTAAAGAATATAATCTAAAGCAAATGCCTTTATTGCATATCTAAATTTCGTTTCGTCGAATTTATCATTATCAGCCTTGAAATACTCGCACATCTTTTCTACGATGTCTTTTTTAGTTAAATTTTCAACATCTAATTTAGCAAGCATCAAAGCGATAGCAGTATAATGTCTTTTTTGAAAAACAGTCATTCTTCACCCTCCATAACAAACCCATTTTCATATTCTTCATCTTCACATAATTCTAAATTCCACAATCCATCTTTTATTCTTGCATTTAACCATTCATCTTGTTTTTTCAATGCTTGCTGATAATAAATTATCGCACATATTTCTTGAATTATGGCAATCAGTTTATTTTTATCGTGTTTCATTCTTCCTCACTCTCTAACAATTTTTTCAATTCAACCATTTGTTTTGCTCTCAACCATCTATGATAAGCAAGGTTTTCTTCAATTTTTAACATTTCAAGACTTTTACTTAGTGCTTCTTCCAATACTTTACTCATTTTTCTCACCTAACATTTTACAATTTGAATCTAAATATCTTACAGCATCTACAAAAATAACCGAGTCTTGTGGGTTAGAAACTGTAATATTAACGCAGCCTTCGCCACAACAATACCAAACCCACTTTCTAATTTGATTATCAAAATAATCCTCATATACTTTTTTCTGTTCTCTTGTTATTTGCTCTATTGTTTCTTTTACTTCATCGTATTTATCCATTTTATTCATCTCCATTTACTTCATTTGTTTTCTCAATTACCGCTTGAATTAGTGCTTCCATGTTTTCTTTCACTTCATCAATTGTATCACCTTGAACCCTTGCAGATTCACAAATCCAATTTTTATAACGGTCTTGTTTTAGTTTGACCACAAAATTCTTTTGCACAGGCTCGCTTTTTTCTTCTTCAATATTCTTTTTCCAAAAAGGCATAATAATTACCGCATAATCTTATTTGAGCAGATTTATGGTTCGTGCTTCAAAGTAGCCTTACCATATGGTTGTACTTTGAACAACCCTAAAAAAAATAAAAAAAATAAAATAAAATAAATATAAAAAAGGTGAAGAGAAAATCTTTTCAGATTTTTTTAATGCCGGAGGTATTGACACTTGCAATTGATGAACACTTGCGATTGATGAAAAACGAAAAACAGCCTGATGATTTAAGTTTACAAACTCTTCATGGGTGATTTTTTACAGAAATCTAACTGAAGCAATTTTTGGGTTAGTTTTGCTCAAAACTGGGCGGGGAATTAATCTTCATCCTCACGAATCATCAGATTCACCTTCATCGGTTTTTTCTTCTGATGTTGCATTTTCAACAGGTAGTGGTGGTTTAATAGCAAATCCGTCTTCAAGATTGAAATTTCCATCCCATCTACCATCGGTGAAATATTTCACAAATCTTTGATTTACTGCTACACCTCGACCTTCGCCAAATTCTAAACCATTTTCAAATGGTGAACCACCTAATTGTTTATTTCTATCAGAAATAACAGATGTCATTTGAATAATTGGATTTGAATTCCAAAATTCTGCGTATGCTTCTTGAACCAATTTCTTCATTTCTTTCAAACTTGCTTGAGCGTGAGCAGGCAAATTTGATTCTTTTCCGACAGCAACAGGCCAATCAATAGCAAGTAATTCTTGCTTTTCTGTTGTCCAATCTCTACCTTCAATCAAAATTTGATTCCACAAATTCTTCCGCTTTGTAGCATTTCTGTTTCCTCTACGGATATTCATTTGTATCAATTCGACAGCATCAATAATATCATCGGAAGAATTTAGAAATTCTTGATTCCCTTCATGGGATAAGAATTCTTCAATTCTACCTACTCTTTTATTCCATGCTTCGTCAGTCATTGACAAATCTTTTTCTTTCTTTTCTGTTTTCTTAGCCATAATTATTTCTCCTATGTTTTTTGCGCTGTATATTTTTTCACAGCACATAATCTTAGGATTTATTATTATTCAGGGTAATTCAAAGTATTACCATATGGTTGCATCTTTGGGGAATACCCTATACCTGTAAACTAATGTTATTATGTGGTAATAACCATGAGTAAAAACAAATACGAAACAGACGAGGGTTACGAATTATTCGTAGCACCTCTTGAAGCCTATATGAAAGAGAACCCTGCGGAAACAGAAGAGGATATTGATACCTATGAATATACTCAAAATACTATCAATAGAGGTCGAAAATTTGCTAAGCATAGACTAACTTCTTTTGATACCCTGTATTCGGAATGGCATAAAATGAATTTTGAAGGTTGGCCTTTGAAGAAACTTGATGACGAAACTACTAAGCAAATTAAGAAAGACGCTGATTCAATGGATTCTATGAACGAAAAATATTGGAATGCTCTACCTATCAAGCCCACTTTCAAAGTTAAGGGTAAGGAATACATTGATGCAAGCGGTAAATCATACGCTGTTAGAATGAATGAGAAAAATATCAAAAATTGGACTATGCAAGCCAAAGACAATGGTTCACTATGGCGTGACCAATCCCAAATCCCAAAAAGAGGTGTCGAGTAATGTTTGATGATGATGAGTGATTAGAATCACGGCAGTTTTTGGTGAATCTGCGTAAAATTCACCACCCTTCGGGGTTTCTTACGCTTTTTCAAAGAATCGCTATTATAATTGATTATTATTAGTAACCATATGGTTGTAAAACTTATGGATATTGTTCTACATCTTCATATGGCAGGGTCAGCAGGAGAGGGCTACCCCTTATAAGTGGGTCGGGGTCGGATTGTGCGTCGATTTTTACTCGATAGTATCAAAAATATTTCAAATGTTTTGCTTTATTTATGTAACAATAACCAAGACAATATATAAACTATATCTAATAGGTTGAATATATTTATAATTCATTATTCTACTTCATCTTTATTCTGTTAATAGAACTAAGTCATTTTGTATTAGATAATTTTCCCGATGGGAATTCCCATCTTTTCCCATTCTTATGAGAAAACATTTTGTTATAGATAATTGTATTATATTAATCATTATGTTTATTTTAGTATCTTTTCCCCTTTTCCCTTTTCTTTCTTACTTACTTACCTTACTTCTCTCTCTATTTGTGTATATATTTGTGTATATATGTGAGAGGGGCAAAGTGTGGGAAAAGTGGGATAATGGGAAAAGGTATCAAAATGATTAAGAAAACTGAATTATCTTATGCAAAATATTATCTCATACATTTTGTACTATGGGATAATGGGAAAAGCCTACAATTTGTATCAGATAAAGTTTTGAATTAAATGAAAAAGACAAGGAATGTTGTGGTTGTATGGAAACAAAAAAGAAAATAAAAGAAACGATGGATGAAATTAGGGATTTCCTAATTCAAAAGAATGAACAATATGGCGATTCTGTGATGAACCCAATTAGGGTTTTTTCAAAAGCAGGAATTGACGAAGGGCTAAGAATTAGAATTGATGATAAACTCAATAGATTAATGCAAGGTAATGATAGTATGGAATCTGATGAAGATGTTGTCAAAGATTTAATTGGTTATCTCGCATTACTATTAATTCAAATTAGGGAGGAATAACCGTGGGCAAAATGAAAAAGATTCACTATATGTTAGAAAATGGATTTAGCGAAGATAAAATCGCTTGGTATATATTTTGTAATGGTCGTGCAGGCAATTGGCACAAATGTAAAGCAATTGCAAAACAAATGAGGAATGAATATGAAGAAGAAAATAATAAAACCCAAACTGATTAACTGTGCTTTTTGTAATTGCAAATTAAGTATAGGTGAAAAGTTTCTATGTACTGAATGTTTAGTAGATGGTAGAAACTTGATTAGAAAAGCCGAGCAACTTAAAAAGTGGAAAGAAAATATAGATGACAAACTTGAAGTAGTTAAAAACTTAGTTAATGATATAGAAAAAATAGTGTCTAATCTACAAGGTGAAGAAGATGAAGTGTGAGAAAAAATATGGTGAATTAGGTTCAGGTATTGCATGGGAAAAATGTAATGGGGAACTTGATATAGAAAGATTTTATGACGATACGAAAAGTGTTCTTTTTAGTAAATCAGTTTGTTGTAAATGCGGTAATTCTCATACAGGCATTATATGGCAAAGGTGATTAAATGAAATACAAAAGAATTAAGAAAAAGATTGTTAAGTTTTTAGAAGAGAATGGTGAAAAATCTACAATGGAAATTTATGCCCACATTAATCGAATAGATAAAAATGGAATAACGACATCAGCATTGTGTAATGTATTAGCCAAAACCCCATACTTTGAAAAGGTTGAAACAAGAAAAGTTTCGAGTATTACTCTAAGTACATACGATACAAAGATATGGAGAATGAAAAAATGATGCGATTCTAAAACTGTACAATATGTGCGGTTTAATATGATGATAAATTATCATTATAGCAGACATAATTTACAAGAATCTTTATAGACTCAGTTTATTATGTAAATATGGTGAGGAACTGCCTTAAGTCCAAACACAAAGGAAGTGAAGAAATGAGCAAGAATGTAAATGAATTGGAAACAATGTTGAAAGAACAGGTAGAAGCAGGACTTATTACGGATTTTGAACTCCGTAGAATTATGAGTCGTGCAACAGGTGGAGTATATCTTGACGAAAACCAAAATGCACAATTTGAATTGGCAAAGGATTTCATCAATCAAACTCTAACCACTCTATCTAACTTGAATGTTGTAAGTGAAAAGAGAATGGATAGTACACGAAGGAAGATGGAAAAAGCAATTGTAAAACATATTACAAGTGGCGGAACTCTATCTGAAAACGGAACTCCACTATGGAATGAAGAATAAATAAGGAAGTGAAAAAATGGTAAAAATAACAATATTGAATGAAACAGGACACACAGAACTAACTCTAAGTGCAAGTGAAGCACTTGACCAAATAATTGACCATCCTACCCATTGGGCTTATGTTGATGGAGAATTGGTTACAAGAGAAGAAATTGCTAACATTGATTTTAATGCGGTTGATGAAGTCGTATTGGCTCAAGCAATTGTTGGTGGTTGTGAAGACTTCGATGACGGATTCTAAATTAGATTTTGTAATATAAATTATTATAAGCACACTAATTACGAGTAATTAGTATTAATGCCCCTGCTGATTCTTCGGAATCGGTGGGGGCTTTTTTTATTTGAGGAATTTATTATGAGTTTTTGGAGAAGAGAAGATGGCTATGAAGAATTTATTGAAATTGCAAGAATAGCATTGGGAAAAAATAAAAAAGAAGATTATATAGAATGGGTAAATCATGCACATCCAATGCATTTTATGAAATATCCCGTTCAACATAAAGGGTTTGAAACTTTATTAAAAGAATGGTTATCAGAAGTAGATGACAAAGAAGTTAGACACACTCATTCATGGTGGATTAATCCAAGAAATTTAACTGACCCTGAAGATTATCTTGAATGGAAAAACTATTACATTATAGAAAAATTGAACAATTATTTACATAGGAATATTCCATATCAAAATGGTAAAAATTCTAAACAAACTTTTGCTCATGCAAAAGATATTTTTATTTATTTCCAGAAGGAGGCGAACTTTGAATGATTAGAGAACTATGGAAAGCATTATGTTATTTACCTAAAAAGTTTAAAGAACTAAGGGATGAGAAAAAATACGAAAAGAATCTAATAAGAATTGAAAGAGAAGAAGGATTGGTTGGCGCATTTCTTCATGTTTTTGAAACTGAATGGGAAGTATGGCTACCCGCAGAATTATGTGAGGTTATACTTACAGAATTTGCTAAACAATACCATGACAAAAGAGCAAATAATCAACTAATAAGAATTGACAGTATTGCAAATATTATATCTTTCAATGCTTATTGTGCAAAATATGGTGCAAAGGGAATAGAGGTGGAAAATTGAACTCAAAAGATATAAAAAAGATGATGAGTGCAATAGAAACCCTAAATGTAAAGATTGTTGATTTTCAAATCGGCAAACACATTAAAATTAGGGTAATGAACCCAAAGACAAGTACTGTAAAGTTAATTACAGTTTCAGGAAGTCCCAAATCAAAAGGGATTTATCATGAGGTTAAATCCTCAGTAAGAAAAGTATTTAGGAAAGTAGGTGAGAAAATATGAATTATGAATGTATATGCTGTGACAAATTGATAGAAAAGGTGAAAGATGATAAAGGTGAAGAACTAAAAAACCCTAAAAATGGTTTAATGCTATTATCCTATGCAGGATATGGTAGTAAATATAATCATGGTGCATCTCGATATACTGCCAATCATAGAGTTAATATGTTTTTTATATGCGATGAATGCTATAAAAACAATATTACAAAGGGCATTAATTTTCAATCAGTAACATCAGTCAAAATGGCAAAGGCTAACTTATGATAATCTTTAAATTATTTTGAAAAACAGGTATTTACGGGCCTATCAAAACCGTAATTTTTTAAAATAAATCCTATAATGTGAATTGTAGGTAATATATATGGTGATAAGATGAGAATAACAGAATTTTACAATAACTACGAGATAGACGAAGAAGCCTACAATTTCATACCAACCAAGATGTTTGAATTAGATTTAAAACAATCAGGATGGAAGAGTAAAGAGGGCAAATCTTTAGCAAAATTGCATGAAAAATTTAATGACTTAAATGTTATCTGTACCAACCCAAACTTTTATACTGATGGTACAATAATTGCAGAAAGTCGAAAAAGCATAATTCAAGCAAGTGGACACCCTAAAATTAAATATAAAGGTAAAGAATTTTGGGAAATAGACCAATTAGTGAAAATTAACGGTGACGAAGCAATAAGAGAAATGAAGGAATGGGAATGGCTACAAGTAATGGATTGGATAATAGTAGAGAAGAAAACAAATAAACTCTTACTACAATTTGATTCATGGGAAAATTTACCAACAAGAAAGGAAGTGGAACAATGACAAGAGCAAGTAAAATATTAAGTGATGTAACTGTACATATGAAGTATGCAAAATATGTACCTGAAAAAGAAAGAAGAGAAACATGGGATGAATTATGCACAAGAAATATGATGATGCATATTAAAAAATATCCTAATTTAGAAGAACAGATAATGGATGTATACACTAATTTTGTACAACCAAAGAAAATATTACCTTCTATGAGAAGTCTACAATTTGGTGGAAAGCCAATAGAAGTAGCACCTAATAGAATATACAATTGTGCATATGTACCAATTGATAATATTGCTGCTTTTTGGGAATCAATGTTTTTACTTCTTGGTGGAACAGGTGTCGGTTATTCAGTACAGTATAATCATATAGATAAACTACCGGAAATTAAACAACCTAACCCTAAAAGAACAAGGCGATATTTAATTGGTGATTCAATTGAAGGTTGGGCAGATGCAATTAAGGTATTAGTTAAATCTTATTTTGGTAGACTTGCAAGTACACCAATATTTGATTATTCTGATATTCGAGCAAAAGGTGAAAGATTAATTACTTCAGGAGGAAAAGCACCCGGCCCTCAACCATTAAAAGAATGTTTAGTTAAAGTAGAAGGAATACTAAAAGATGTTCAAACTGGAGATAAAATAACTCCTATTCAAGCACATGATATAATGTGTCATATTGCTGATGCAGTTTTAGCGGGTGGTATTCGTAGAGCCGCTTTGATTTCTTTATTTAGTGCAGATGATATGGATATGATAACTGCTAAATCTGGTAATTGGTGGGAGTTAAATCCTCAAAGAGGAAGGGCTAATAATTCAGCCGTTCTTATTAGAAGTAGAATTGATAAAGATTACTTTATGAAATTATGGAAAAGAATTAGAGAATCAGGTTCTGGAGAACCCGGGATTTATTTCTCAAACGATAAAGATTGGGGAACTAACCCTTGTTGTGAAATTGCATTAAGACCAAATCAATTTTGTAATCTAACAGAAATTAATGTTTCCGATGTAGTAGACCAAGATGATTTAAATTCAAGAGTTAGTGCGGCAACTGTATTGGGAACTTTACAAGCAGGATATACTGATTTCCATTATTTGAGAGAAACATGGAAAACTACAACAGAAAAAGATGCTTTACTTGGAGTTAGTATGACAGGTATTGCATCTAATAAACTAAAAGGATTAGATTTACAACAAGCGGCAGAAATATCAAAGTCTGTTAATAAATTAATTGCAGAACAAATAGGAATAAATCCTGCGGCAAGAATTACTTGTATTAAACCTGCCGGAACTACATCTTGTGTATTAGGAACTTCATCAGGTATTCATGCTTGGCATGATGATTATTATATTAGAAGAGTTAGAGTAGGTAAGAATGAAGCAATTTATAATTACTTAGTAAATAATCATCCTTCTATAATAGAAGATGAACAATTTAGACCACATGATACTGCTGTAATTTCTTTACCTCAAAAAGCACCCGAAGGTTCTACAACAAGAACTGAAGATGCAATTCAATTACTTGAAAGGGTAAAATATGTAGCAACTAATTGGGTAAATAAAGGTCATACATTAGGTATGAATACTCATAATGTTTCTGCTACAATTTCAATTAGAAAATGGGAGTGGGATGAAGTAGGAAATTGGATGTGGAATAATAGAAAATACTACAATGGTTTGTCTGTATTGCCCTTTGATGGGGGTACATATGTTCAAGCACCTTTTGAGTCAATAACTCGATTACAGTACGAACAAATGATAGCAGGTCTTGAAGAAATAGACTTGACTAAGATTATTGAAACAGAAGATAATACAGATTTACAAGGCGAGATTGCGTGTGCAGGTGGCCTTTGTGAAATATGATACATTTTGTGTCATATAAATTCTGAATAATCGAAAATTTTCTGAGTTGTAAAGAAAATTTCTGGTAATTTAAGAATTTAAAAAAATAAAGAAAAAAAGTGAAGTGATAGAATGAGCGAAAGCAAGGATTATGAAAATGAAGAAAAATATGAAGTGGTAAGGATAACATCGTTAAAAGCAAACGGTAGTGTTTGGACAAAACAATACGATAGTCAAATTGATTGGAACAAGATAATACCAATGTTATTATCTAAGTTTCCGCACATTATACTAAGTAGACAATTAATGAAAACAGACCCTTTAACACACTTAATGAATTTGGAGTGATAGAAAATGATAAACAAAAAGAAAGAAGTAGAATTTAGATTGATAGAAAGCGAAGAAATGCCACCGGTGGTAATTAAAAAGAATGAACATGATAATGGTTGTATTATTGTATTGAATAGAGCACATACTATTTGGCTTAGTTTAAACAGAAGTACAATTCCGGGAATTACACAAAGTTTAGCAGAAAAACTAAATCAAATGTGTGACGGTTATCTTGAACAACAGTTGTTTAATGCAGATATGGAGTGATTAATGTGGAAGATTTTATAGATTATCATATTGAAGGAGAACATAATCATGAAATTAATATTAAAAGCGGTGCTTTGAATCAAGCATTAATTAATAGATTAACTGAAATTAGTGTATCTGATGATTGGGATGAAGTAAAACATGAATGGAGAGCAACGGGTAATGTTTGGTATAGACCTATGAGATATATTAATACAGAATATCTTGAAATACCCGAACCCCATAGAAGTAATCATCCTAATTATTGTGTTTGTGGACATCCTATTGCTTGGCATTTTGAAGTAGAGAATACTGAAAATGGAGTATTAGAAATTCTTGGTAGTGAACACATTACAAATTGGATGATTATTAGACATTTAAAAGAGAATAAAGGTATTCCTGCTAATGCAATTACTGAAGAAAAAATTGTCGAATGGATGAAAGAATCGGTTAAAACTATGAAAGCCGAATGGTGGTGGAAAGAAAATGGTGAAGATTGGGAAGAAATGTTTAACGAAGTAAAAGAATTAGATTTAAGAATCAATGTTCGTGCTAATGGTAAATATTGGAATCCAGCCACAAAAAGACATGAAGATAAAATGGTTATTGCAAAAACAAAAGTCAATTCATTAGGTAAAATGCCTTCTGTTGTTTGGAGATGGAATCATCCTGATAATCCAAGAAGACAAATTGAAACAAGAGGTTATCCTAATGAAAAATTATGGAGAGATGTTCAACTATTATTTGCTAAAGCACAGAAATTTGAAAAGCAATTAGATATGCAAATGGAAGAAATAGAACAAAGAAAATCTTATGTTCGAGAACAACAAGCAAAGCAAGATGAATTGGCTGAACAAAGAAGAATGATGATTAAAGAAGAAGCATCAAAAATTCGCAATCAAGCAATTAATGAACAAGAAAATGAAACATTAGCAAAGGCTTGTGAATATTATGATTTACCACCTTTTACAGTAGAGCAAGGTAAAAATAATTGGGAAAGAACTTTCTTAACTGACATGAAAAATAAAATTGTTAGACAACAGCAACTTTCGCCCAAACAATTAACAAGGATTATAAAAATAATTATGCCCGAAGTAGCACAATTAGATGAACCCGCCACAACTAAACAAATTAATTATATCAAAAGATTAGGCGGAGAAATAACTTATGGTATGACAAAAACAGAAGCCAGCGATTTGATTGGCGAACTATTAAGGAGAGAATAAAATGGGAACAGTAACTTTTAGAGTAAGACACGCAAGCGACGATAGAAATTCAGTATTGGAAACAACACTATCTTGTAGTAAATTTACAAGAGATAGAAATGTAGATATTTGGGCACAAAGACAAAGAAATAATATTTCTAAAGAACCGACTATTGAGAGTATTCATAATACATTGAAAGGCACATTAAATTTAACGCAATTGGTTAGAAAAGATGAAAGACAAACATTGTTTATGAGAATTGGTAAATGTAAATACTTGGTTTGTCTTAGAAAAATTGGTAATAGATATAATGCTAATGGTGATTTTGCTAACTTAGATACCATAATGAAAGCAATTAGTAGAACTATTATGCGTTCTGCTTATATTAACGGAGAAGGTGAAGAAGCACAAGAAGCATTAGATGATTATTTCTTAAGATGTATTGAAGTACCTGAAAATGTTTCTTATGCTATGGAAAATAGAGTGCCATACAAATTCTTTGAGAGAGAAGGATTAGAAGTCAAAGAGAGAAATACAAGATTGTCTTTAATGAGAATTGCACCGGATAATTATGCACTTGAAATTAGTAGTGGTGTTTGGGGAGAAATAAGTACAAAGAATCTAAATACTTTTGTTAATTCTTATTTGTATAATAAGCGTTCAGGAAAATGGTATATGGTTTCTCCTGCTGAACTTTGGTTTAGAACTGTTGGAACAAAAGGAACTCCTGCACAAATCAAAATCATGAAAGAGTTTTTGAAACAGAATAGAAGAAGCGATTTGGCTGAACAAAGGGCTATGCAATTATTTAATGATATGGTTAATAAATATGATAATGTTACTAAAGGTAAATTTGTAAGAAACGGACAAGAAGTTTTGGCTATGTTTATTAGAGGTACTTATGCTGATTGGATGGTTGTTGATAATCAATCAAAGCGTGGAATACAAGATGTTAGTACATATGTTTTGACAACAAAAAGATTAGGCGAAGGTCAAGCAATTACTGTATTAGATAATGTAATAAATAATACTGATAAAGAACCTTATTGGGCTGGCCCAATTTGTATTGATAATTTATCAAGTGGTGCAAGTGTTGGCGACCAATTTGCAGCAAGAGCATTTGCTTGTATGAATGATACAATGCTTGTTAAATTAGTTTCTACGGTTAGACGATATATTCAAGAGCATGAAGAAAATCAAGATGAAATAAGGTTGGATTGGGATGCCATGTGTAAATTGTCAAGCGAAGCACCTGAACTTAAACAAAGAGATTAATCTTCCCGTTTGTTTAGTTTGTGGATGTATTCAAGCATATAGAATATATGAAGTAAGCGACATACCTAAGAACAAAAAAACATTTAGCACAGACTTAATGATGCTTATGAATGAGTTTGATATTGAAGATAAAGATGAAGTTATTAAAAACGATAAATATATTTCATATACTAATTTATATCATACTTATGATTTAGCGGAGAGGGCTTGTGCTATCTTATACTATACTATGAGGGATTTAAATAAACCATCTTTAATGATAGATTATTGTAAATTTTTGGGATGCAAAACAAGTAGAGTAAGTAGACTTGCAAAAAGAATTGCAAGACATTACTCAAATAGTGGAGTGTTTGGTTTAAATGATATTGACAAGTTTTTGGATAATATGGAAATCAGTAATAAAGAAATTAATAATGCGTGTAAAGCGTGGAATGAGCAGCAAACTTTGACAAGGGGAATTGTTGCGGCATATGTATATGAACACACACCATATACTCAAAAAGAAGTGTGTGAAAAATTTGGAGTTAGTTTGCCAAGATTAAAAAGAAACTTAAGGAAAGTGAGAAAATGAAAAATAGAAATGTATTGATAATAGGCGCAGGTGGAATTGGAAGTTTTTTAATACCACTATTAGATAAAGTAGGAATATATGATATTACTGTATATGACCCTGACATAGTTGAGGAAAAGAATATCACATATCAAAACTTTACTAAAGAAGATATTGAAAAGAAAAAGGTTGATGTAATGGATGAAAGATATAATGTTCATGCTAATCCTTATCCAGTACTAACTGCTAAACAATTAAAAGGATATGATTTAGTTGTATGTTGTGCTGATAATTTAGATATTAGAAGAACAATGTATAATTCAGATATTAAATGGTTAGATTTAAGAGCACAAGCAAGAAACGCTGCTATGATTTCACATTTAGAAGACCCAAAATTATATACTGTATTTACAAGTGGCCCAGATGGTTCTTTTAGTTGTCAAGGAGATACTTGGGAAGGAAAACCTGAAGGTGTTAATTTTATGCAAGTTGTAATTGCAGGTTATGGTGCTCAATGGATGCAAAGATATTTTACAGGCGACCATGTAGAAAAACACTTTAAGATTAATGGGTGATTAAATGGATTATTCAAGTTACACAAGAGAGCAGTTAATTGCTATGTTAGAAGAATCAAATGATATTGTAGAAGCAGTAGCCGTATTTTTAGGGGCTGAGGTAGTTTCTGATTTGTATGTAAATCATAAAAAAGGAGTGGAAGAAGAATGAAAACATTATTTATAGGAATTATGGGTATGATTGTATTGTATTGTATTGGAAGGGTATTATACCCTGATACACCAAAACAAGAGTTAATTAAAATGGAGGAAGAATAAATGAATTTCTTTTATATAGAAACCTGCCCTATTGCTATTGCTAAGAGTCATAATAATGCACATTGTATTAAGATGATTTTAGAGTACGCACAAATGCTATCTACGACACATAGAGTTGTAGACCAATATTATCATGAAGTAGATGGTAAATATGTATTTGTAGGATTACCCAAAGATAAGCAAAAAGTTTACAAGATTGCTCATTTAAATCACCCTACAACAATTTGGGTTAGAGAATCTGTACAACATTACAATTTTATGTATAAAGTATTTGAAGCATTATGTGATGAATATACTTATCGTTATGGTAAAGTACATCAATCAGATAGATTATTGAGAAATATGTTGAGAACTCCACCATCAAGATTAGAAGATAATGGTTTTAAAGAACCACCTCAATGTATGCCCGATAAATATAAAGTAGAAGGAAATAGTCTTCAAGCCTATCGTAATTTTTACATGGGTGATAAACAATGGAAAGGTTGGAGAAGTGAATATAAGAAAAGAGATAAACCAAAATGGATGTGTATATGATGACAGAATGGATATTAAGTGTAGGAACAGGAAATGCAAAATGTAGATTATGTGGTAAACTAATTAAAGAAGGTGAGCCAAATATCAAAATAATAAATTCGAGGATTAGTGGTCAAATTCACTCTAATCCTTTCGACTGTGGAAAAGAAAGACAGGAACAATTAGGATTTGAATATGAAGAAGAAGGTGAATAAAATGAATATAGAAGTAGAGAAAGAAACATGGAAATTGTGCAAGGAATTGATTAATGCTGCATATGAAAATAATTATGATGATGAGGATTTTCACGAATCAATATGGCAAGCATCAGTAGATTTACTTGATGGTAAAGAAGTTTCAGTAATTGTAGATAGAGATAACAAACTGTTTATTAGTAAGGGAACTTCAAGTTTTGTAGACTATAAAGATGAAAGTGTAAAAGGAATGAAAATACCGCTTAGATGTTGGATTCATACTCATCCATTTGGAACTGCATATTTTAGTAATACTGATTGGAATACAATAAATATACAAGCCCCTATATTGGAATCAGCAATTGTTCTTGGAAAAATGGAGAGAATGAAATGGTGGAAAAACAATGGAAAGGAATTCCTAAGCAAGACAAATCTAATGAGTTTAGAAGAGTCCGAAGAGTAAGGTTTCCCGTATTAACAAATTTAATTATTGAATGTCCTATATGTAATGGGGCAGAATGTAATGTTTGTAATCAAACAGGGGAATATGAATTATCTTCAGCACCGTATGTAGAAATCCAACAACCTTTGATAATAAAATATATTGTTGATAATTTACCAATTATTGCAAGTGAAATTCAAAGACTATATGGAAAAACACCATCGGTAGAAACTTATTGTGTTTCTGAAGATTATGAAATAATTAGAGTTGATTCTCTAAGTGGTTCAGTATGGATTGCGCTGAATCTTAAAAAAGTAGAAAATCCAAAATATTTTTACAACAAGGAGAGTGTAGATAAATGGTTAGCGTAAGAGAAATAAAAAGAATATTTGAGAAAATAGCACCGGATAGACAATTGCCTTTACCTGCAATTATAGAATATCAAACAAGAGCCGAAAAGATTTTGGAACAGTTTGCTGAACTATGTAATTTAGAAGCAGGTGGAGATATGACAAAAACAAGATTAACAGTAAATCATGTAAAGTTAGCATCAGTTAATTTTAATGATAGAATTGTTGAAAGAAGAGAAGAAGAATTAGAATTTGGTGAATGGAATACAGATGAAGGAGATGAAGAAAATGAATAAAATGGAAGATAAAAAGTATTGGGAATGGTATGCAGACCATAATAATATCGTAGCACTATGTAGATTTTTACATGATGTAAAAGGTGTAAGTGTAGAAGATTTACTTTATGCGTTAGAAAAACCATACAAGTATGAAGATGAATACAAAGAAATGTTAGAATTAAGGGAGAGTGAAGAATAATGTTTGAAATATATTTTATGAAAATAATAAATGAATACAGAACTATGCCGTTTATCGGTGAATTTATAGGAGAGTGAAGAAAATGATGTGGAACGAATTTGCAGAAATAAATGAACGATTTATCAATATGACACCTACACAAATGGTAAAGTATTTTGATGAAAACCCAATGGATAATACTGAAGAAATATTAAACCTATGGGCGAGAAATTATCCTAATAGTGGTGCAGGTGAATCAGGTCTTATATCAAGAGTAGCAAAAAGATATGGAGTAGATGTTGATACAATTGAAACTTTAGTAGAAATACATGGTGGAGTAGGTGAAGCAATAGAAACTTTATTTGATGAGGCTGATGGAAATAGAGATATTACAGTAGTAGATGTTTATACTGCTTTACATGGAAATGATATGGAAACCGTATTTACTGAAATAATGGATTGTTTTGATAATGTAAATGCTATGGGTAAGAAATGGCTTGCGGCCTTTCTTCTAAATCAAACAAGAAATAAATGCGGTAACAATGTTGTTAAAAAGATTTTACAAAAGACATATGGTATTCCTGCTGACGATATAAAGAAAGCAGTAAGTTTCTTGCCTATTGATGATGTAATTTCTCAAGCAGTTAATAATGGTGCTTTAGTATATGTTCCCGAAGCAGGTAATTATATGAAACCAATGTTAGCAAAGGGTGGAGATTTTGTAGTAAGAAATCGTAGATTCTGTGATTATAAATACGATGGTATTAGAGCACAAATACATAATAGTGAAAATGGCATTACAATTTTTAATAGGAAAGGTGACGATATTACTTCTAAGTTTGCTAATGATTTAATCCCAATTATAGTAGAAAATTCAGACCCTGTTGATTGGATTGTTGATGGTGAGATATATCCTGTTGATGATGAAGGCAATCCTGCTGAATTTAAGAATATCATGAGTCGTATTCATGGTAAAACCGATGAAGTAATTTATCGTAATTCTGTAACTATTAGATTGTTTGATTGTTTAATGTATGGTGGACAACCTGTTTTTGAAGATAATTTAGATACTCGTTGGGAAACTTTGAAAATGCATTTTGGTAATAGTTTAGTTGCTAAAATGATAGAAATTACTTCTCAAGAAGAAATGTTAGAAGTTTATAGTGATGCTATTGAGGCAGGTTTTGAAGGAGTAATTGTAAAAGACCCTAATATGATTTATGAATTTGGCGCAAGAAGTAAAGGATGGTTAAAATATAAACCTCCTATGGTTGAAGTAGATGCTATTATTACAGGTGCTACAATGGGAACAGGAAAAAGAGCAGGTGTTTATGGTGCTTATGATATTTCTATTAAAGATGGAGATAATTTAGTTTCTGTTGGAAAAGTAGGTAGTGGATTTACAGATTCTGACCTAACATTTTTAACCCAAGAGTATAACCGATTAGGTGCGGGGAATTTAATTATCGAAGTAAAAGGCGATATGCTTACTAAAAATGAATCAGGAGAATACGGTTTAAGATTTCCAAGATATGTTAAATACCGAGATGATAAAGAAGAACCGACACAATTAAAAGAAATATTGGAGTGAATTAAATGGATATAAGAAAAATAAAAGAAGGAACATATTGTCATTATTGTCATCAAGAGTTTAATGGAGTAGAAGAAGGATTAGTACAAAAATTACCTAATGGTGAAGATTCATATTATCACCTTAGATGTGTAGGAAAATTAATGGTTTATAGAATTGAAGGGGTATTACCTCAACATTTATTTATGGCTTGCGTTGATAAATTAAATAACCCATTACCTAATGAATTAAAAGATGTGCATCAAACTAAATTAGACGATTATACACAGGAAGAATAATAATATTTGATAATAAATTTCAGATATTATTATAAGGTATTAATGAAAAGGTGATATAATTATGTTTAATAATGAACAATTACAAGGTATATTGATTACAATAGCAAGACCAGAAATAACTACTTACCGTTCAAAAAGTAAAACCGGTTGGACAATAAGAACAAGAGTTATGTTTAGAGCAAAAAGAGGATTCTTAATTGCATTACAAAGAAAGTTTGAACAATTAGAAATAAGTTCTATACTTAGAGAAATGGAAGGTGTAAATAGAAAAGCCCCTGTATTAATTATAGGTAAGCAAGAATCTATTAATAAACTTAGAAGTATTATGCCTAAACATATCCCTTGTTCACACGCTGATTGGGAAATTTTTGATACAGTAATAGATATTATAAAAAATAAATTGCATTTAGAAGAAGACGGAATGAAAAGATTGAGAGAGTTGTTAGATAATGAAAACAAAAACAAAAAAGTTTAATTTGTATGTAGGCGCAAATGGTAGTGGAAAAACAAGAAAGGCTAAATTAGAATTAGGTTGTAGACCATATATTATAGTACAAGCAAATAATATTACCATTGATGATATTTATTCTTACCCTAAAAATCATGGTGTATTAATCGAAGATGTACATTATAAACCTGAGAAAGATAAAATATTACAAATGTTGTATGTACTTCCCCATGTTGCTTTGACATCTTTAAATGAAAGAGATGTACCAAAAGCCATTATGAATTTATGTACAAGAAAAAGAATGGGTAGAGTAGATAACAGACAGTTAGAAATTAAAAAGATAGCACCTAACTGCGAATCTATTGAAAATTATGATAGGACTATTTATGATTTAAATGTTGAATATCTAAAAAATAAGGACAGAAGAAAGGTATTAGAATTAATCAAACACAACAAGCCTTCTGATTTACAATTAATTAGTTGGATTCAACCAAACATAGATTGTAGAAATATTGCATTTGCTGACAATATCATGAGGCGTTGGAATACAGATTATTTTTATGAAATACTAACTTATTCTTGGTCTGGTAATCATGGCGGTAGAATAGAATTTCCTAAAAGATATTCTTATTCTCCTGTTCCTAAGATATGTAATAAGTTAGGTCTCAAAACTAAAGATGCCTATTTAGTTAAGTCATTGTTACAAGATGACAAATATAAAGAGTGGGCAATATCAAAGTTAGATAAAGACGAATGTAAAATATTAGGTTTAACTAAACCAAGAAAGAAATCTATAAGAGTTGTAAATACAAAGTTAGGTGATTGGTAGTGAAAAAATCTCAGGGTGTAGCATATACTAAATGGTTAGGTAAAATAAAAATCAAATTAATACGCAAAATCTCACCAAAAAAATTAAGATTATGTTATGAAGCAAACATGACACCCGAAGAAGCAGAAAGGTGTTTATAGTGGTCAGAAGAAATTGGATTAGGGGAGTTAAGCGTAAAAGGAATAAAACTTATGCAGAAAGATTTATTGATAGAGCCATGAATGATGGACAAGAAAGAACAGCAAGTCTAATATTAGATGCTATTCTTAATTATATAGATAATTCAGAAAGAAAGATTACTTATACTTTTGTACCCACAAAAGGAAAAATATCTTCTTATATTAGTAATAACCCTAATTATGTTTTAGTTAAAAAGGCAACGAATAAACACAGTACGATTTATCGTAAAAAAGAAATATGTAATACCTGTGATGGTTCAGGTTTTAAAAATCATAAAAATTGTATAGAATGTAATGGAGATGAAGAAGAATGAAATGTAAGAAATGTGGAAGTGAAGATTGTATAAGATATACAGAAAGAGGATTATCCGGCATGACAACATATTGGGTTTATCCTTGTGAAGTAAAAAAGATGAGGGAAAAATATGGAATGTGAAATGTGTGGAAGAAAAAATGCTGAATCAATTGGGATGCATTGTGGTAAATATAAAGTCTGCAATAATTGTGTGATTAAATCTATTCATACAAGAATGTGGGTTTTAGGAAAACCAACGAAGCGTACTGATTATATGTATGGAGTCGAATATAAGGTGAATACAGATGATGGAGAAAACGAATCAGTTATTGAATAAACTCAATGATAACATTGAGAGAGGAAACAGAATATTAGTTATTGTCACAATTGTTAATATTCTAACTGTAATTATGATAGGATTAGTTTTATTATGATTTTATATTGTGACAAAGGAAAAGTGATTGATAATGAATTGGACAGAAAAATACAGACCAAAAAGAGTAAGTGATATAGTAGGGCAGAATAAATTTGTAGAAGATGCACTATCTTGGATAGATAAAAATAATATGCCTAATGTATTAATCTATGGAAATCCCGGAAATGGTAAAACAACAGCAGGACATTGTTTAGGTAATGAATTCTTAGGTGAATCAAAAGCCCTAAACTATTTAGAAATTAATGCAAGTCAAGATAGAAGATTAGAAACAATTAGAACTACCATTACTAATTTTGCTAATACAAAAGGAACAGATGATGTACCGTTTAAAATTTGTTTATTAGATGAAATAGATGGTATGACAAAAGATTCCCAAAGGGCTTTGAAAAGAACAATGGAAAGAGCAACCAATGTTAGGTTTATTATTACTTGTAATACTATTTCCGATGTTGATTATGCTATTCGTAGTAGATGTGCTAATTATTGGTTTGAAGGATTACAACCTGAAGTAATGGCAAAAACATTAATGGAAATAGCAACTAAAGAAAATACTGTCTTTACCTATGATGAAGTGTTATATTATTGTAATGCTATTAATGGTGATATGCGTAGAGCAATAAATGAATTACAAGCATCAGCATTTAGTGGTAATGGGTTAAAAGAAAAAACTAAACAGTTTATGATAAATTATGAAAAGATTTTGGATATGCTTGCGGCTAAACAAATATTTGAAGCAAACGAGATACTAATGAAAGAATTAGTAAGTGGTCGTTCTGTAAAAGAAATTTGTAATAATCTGCATCATTGTGTATTAGAAAAGAAAGAATATGATAGAGCCGCTATGTTTAAGTGCTTAAGTCATATTGGAGAAATGGAATGGAGAAGTAAGTCAATGACTCCTAAAATTATTGTGTCATGGTTTGTGGCACAATTCATTGACAATTGAAAAAAAAGAAAACAGGAAGTGAAAAAAATGAACGAAAGAATAGAAAAAGAATTGAACGGGTTGGCTACCAAATTAGGTAAGACTGATGAAGAAATGTTAGCAAAGTATAATGAAATTGCTGAAAGTAATAACCTTGATTTAGAGAATGAGCGACAGGCTATGGTTGCACTAACTCTAACAAGAAACTTTGTAAGAGGTTCTTTGAAAGGAAATACATCATCAAAGAAAGGTGGATATGGTAATGATGCTTTTGGCTTTGTTGTTGGTAGTGAACCTGCAAGAGATGTACAAGAATGGAGTAGAAAGAAATTGCTAAGTGATTATAACAGTAATTCTAATACTGTATTTAATGAAGAAAGATGTGCTGAAGTAGTATTAACTGATGCGGGTTATGAAAAGAGTCAAATTGTTGATGGTGATGTTCAAACAAAGACAATTCCTCAATTACCAAATTCTGCTATTGAAGTAGATGAGAATAAGTGGATTGTACCTATTGATAATATTAAAGCATTTATGAGTGGAGATTCTAATCCTCGATATGGTAAGCCTCTACCTGCTGAAGAATTTAGAAGAAGAGTACATTTGATTGCTAAGAAAGATGGTGGCGATTTCCAATATTGGACTTTTGGTTTGAAGAATATTGCCGCTAAAGAATGGGATGTAAAGAACTTTGAATGGCTACATCTTAATGCTATCTTTAATGATGATAGAAACGCTTGTTATGGTATTAAGGGAAGAACACTTGCTTCTCTACAATATAATGCTAATTTAGATGAAGATGATGATTTATATGTTGGTAATCTGCCTTCTATGGAAGATTTACTTGTAGAATGTATGGGTGATTATATTGCTGATTTGTTAGAAATTGAAGATTATCATTCAACAATTATGTCAAATCCGGGAATGAAACTATGTATTACTGATGGAATTGTTAGCAGTATGAATTTGACTGTTAATGAAAAGACAGGAAATAGAGTATTGTGGATTGAACCTGCTGATGCAAGTTATGGTTTTGAAGAAGCAGATATTCCTGATTCAACACCATGTTGGATTCCTTCTAATGTAGATATTGATTTTGGCGTAGGTAGTGATGTAATTGTAATTGGTAGAACAAACCAAACACAAAAGAGAGATGAGGATGGTAATTATCTTGATGATGAATACAACCCAGTTTCTTTAAACATTTATGGTATTCTTCCGAGAGTTGCTCTTGGTGCGCCTAATGAAGTTACAGAAACAACAGACGATGATTTGAATTATTGGTGATTTAAATGAATTGGAAAAAATTAGGACTTTATAGTAGTTTAGTTTCTATTGTTGGTAGTATTGGTATTTATGCTCTACATGATGAAAACTTAGGTATCTTTGTTGGATTGTGGGCATCAGCATTATTGCTTCTAACAGATAGAGTAGACGAAATGCTTTGATTAGTTATTTGTGTAATCGTAGGCGTTAATGACGGTCATATAGGTGCGAAGCCTATCTTTTAAAGGAGAAATTAAAATGAAAAGATATGTAAGAATGAATCAGTTAAGTATGGATTTAGCGGAAGTTGAATCTATTGAATGGAAGAAAATTGATGACGATGAAGTAATTACTGACCAAGATTTGTATTCGGTTAGAATACATATGAAAAGTGGTAAGATGTACACACGACAGATATTTGAAACTCAATTTAAAGAATTGAAAGAACAATTTAAAGAATTAATAATTTGAAAAGGAAGTGAAATAAATGGGAATAGGAAATAAGAAAGGAAATGCGGCAGGAAAGATATTGAAAAATGTGAAAGATGAAAGTGGATTATCCGCTTTTAAGGAAGCAAAATTAAGGGCTATGAATCAGCGAAAGAAATTACTTGAGCAAGAAACAGCATTTATGATTTGTGGAATTAGTGGAAATCCGGGAACAGGTAAAACAGGAATTGCATTAGATTGTAGAACAGAAGAAGAAAGAAAAACTCATTGGTTGTTTATTCTTGATTTTGATGAAGGTGCTGAACCTACATGGCGACAACATTGGGCTAATGATGAAAAGATTGTAATCTTTAATCCATATATGTATAATGAAGATATGACTGTTGATTATATGGCTACTGCTGATATGGCAAGATATTTTATTGCTATGGTTAAAGAAGCAATAGAAACAGGTCAAATCGAAGATGGTGATGAAATTGTCCAAATTGAAGGCGTAAAGGCTATTGTATTTGACGGTCTTGATTCATGGTTAGATACTACTAATATGATTGCAAGATTAAATCATATTAAAGGTAAAGACCCAAGAGCAGCAGATAAAGTAAAAATGGTGCCGACACAATGGTATGCAAGAACAGAAGAATATAAAAGATTATTTAAGGCGGCTTGTCAATTAAGATGTCATAAATTCTTTATTACACATATGAAAGAAGTACATGATGGATTTGAAATTGTAGGATTAAAACCTGATTGGGAAAAATCTACAACAGCCAAATTGTTTCAACATATTGAATGTAAAATGGAAGAAAGAGGCAAGACATTTAAACTATCAGGTTTAGTTAGAAAATCTAAAACCAATGCAGAAAATGTAGGTCAAACATTTACTATTATGGAAAATGATGGTAAAGATATTGTTTGGAATGGAATACCAGCGTTAAGGGAAGGTACTCTTTAAATTGGTTATACGGGTTAAATAATTAACCTACACAACCGAAGATAGGGTTTTGTTAAGCGGTAATTGAATATTAAACGGTATACTCATGCAAACGGGGTTTTCCTCCAATCCTAATATTCCCCCTATACTATGGAGATGATAATATGAAATGTAAATTAAATGGAAAAGAACTAAGAGATAAGATTGAAAGTGTTTTACTAAAAGGTAAATGGAATAATGGTAATACTAACAAAAATAGTGTATTATGCGCTAATATTGTGTTTAGTGTTAATAAAGAAGATAACAATTGTGTATTAACAAATGGTAATGCTTCAACATATATTTCTAATGTATTAAATCTAATTGAAATAGATGATACTATTTCTGGTAGAATAGCAATAGATTCAGATATTCTATTGAAATATTTACCTAAAACAGAATGTATATTTAAAGTAGATGATAATTCTCTTGTATTAATTGATGAAAGAAAAACTGTTAGATTACCAATTATAAATAGACATGAAAATAATGATAGTATTTTGTTTGTTGAAAATAATCTAAAAGTAAGTAGAGATATTAATGAAGAAGTTGTAGTAAGTCCTAAAACTCAATTGAAAACAAGAATTAAAGTTATTACTGAAGAGTTATCAAATGCATTGTTAGACTGTGAAGCAGTTGGTAATTCAGTTTTTCAATTAGAATTTGATGGTGAAAATTTAAATGTTTCATCTTCTAATGGAAGAGAATTAGTAAAAGTAAAATTAGAACCCGTTGATTCAATAGGAGAAAAAGCGTGTATGGAATTTAGTGCGCCCTTCTTTAAATATTTAGAAGGTAGAACTACTATTCTATCATTTAATGATGAATCACCACTTTCAGTAATTAGTGGTAATATAAAAATGCTAAGAGCACCAAGAATAGAAGCGTGATAATATGAGTAAAGAAGTAAAGGAAGAAAAGCAAGAAAAACAAGAATTAATGGTTGTAGTACAAAGTTTATTACAAATGATACAATATATGGCAAATGCACTTAATTTAGAAGCGGCCGGAGTATTATGTAATACCGGATGGTGTAAAGATTTAATCGCTGATAATGGTTGTCCTGTTTGTAAAATGAAAGCAGAACAATTAAAAGAGGAAAGTGAAAAAGATGAATGACCACCAAGATAGTGAAAATTTTGCTTACGATAGAACATGGGAACAAATTGAAAACTTATTAGATGAAGCCGAGAGAGAACAAAATAGAAGATGGACAGCATTTCAAACTTGTCCAAAACCATTAAGGCAATCTCATTGGAATAATTATAAAGGTTTAGAGGGAGTAATTAATTCCCTCAGATGGGTTTTAGGCGACCTTAGAATGTCTAAAGATAAAGTATTAGGGAGAGATAAGAATGAAAATAGAAGAAAGAGATAGTTTAACTTATGATGATATTAGTATTATACCAAATATGTCAGATATAAAATCAAGAATTTATTGTGATACATCAGTTGAATTTGGGAATTATAGTTTAAATGTTCCTTTAATTGCTTCACCAATGGACACAGTATGCGGTTCAGAAATGTGTATTGAATTAGCAAAACTTGGTGGTATTGGAGTATTACACAGATTTCAAAGTATTAAAGAGCAAGTAGCATTATGTTATGATATTGAAGCAGAAGTAAGAGGACAATATATTGCCGCTATTGGTGTAGGAGAAAAAGGTAAAGAAAGATTTGATTCTTTAGTAGGTTATACCAATATTCAAGGTGTATGTATTGATGTTGCTCATGGCGACCATGAATTAGTCGGTGAAATGATTTCTTATATTAAAGAAGAATTTGAAGATGTTCATGTAATGGCAGGTAATATTGTAACTAAAGGTGCGGCTGAAAGATTAATTGAAGCAGGTGCTGATTCTTTAAGAGTAGGAATAGGTAATGGTTCTATGTGTGAAACAAGAATTAGAGCAGGTGTCGGTGTTCCTCAAGCAACAGCATTATTAGATATTGCTTATCATATAAATGAAGTTTTAGATTTAGATGAAATACCATATATTGTTGCTGATGGTGGTTGTAAAACAGTAGGAGATATTCCTAAAGCAATTGCTCTCGGTGCTGATACAGTTATGATAGGTTCTTTATTTGCGGGTACAAAAGAAACACCCGGAATTATATCTAAAATGGGTCAATGGCCTAATGAACAATTATACAAAAAGTATCAAGGTTCTGCATCTATTGATTCTAAAACAGCAAGAGGCGAAGAAACTAAAAATGTAGAAGGTAATTCTAAAATTACTCCATACAAAGGAAAGGTAAGAAGAATAGTTGATGATATAACTGATGGAATCAAATCTTCTATGAGTTATGTAGGTGCATATAAAATTGATGAATTTCAAAATAAAGCACAGTTTTGTAGAGTTACACAAGCAGGACAATTAGAAGCAAAACCACACGGATTATATTAGGTGATAGAATGATAATTAGTGAAGCAAAAAATAATATAGAATTAAGATGGAGAGATAAAGATAACAAAAGGGTTAATAAAACTATTACTAATTTTAAACCATACTTTTTTATTGAAAGAACAGAACAGATGCCTGAGTATATAGAATCATCAAGCAGGTATGGGGCTAACAGAATAAAGCCTACATATGTATTTGGTGAGTGGAAATCATTAGGTGGTAAAGAATTAACTAAAGTTGTTTTTGATACTGTTGGTGATTTTCATAATGCTAAAAAGAATTGGACTATAACATATGAAGCCGATATAGGTTTAGCAAGAAAATACACAAATGATTGTATGGAAGAAATAAAAGAATATAACTTGCGTAAATGGTATCTTGATATTGAAACACAGGTTGGCGGTAGATACAATGGACAAATTAACGCTTTAACTTTTTATGATTCTTTTGATGATTACTATTATGTTATGACACATTTTCCTATTGAACCATTACCATCATACAAAGATGTATTAGTTTATGAAGATGAACAGGATATGTTAGAAGCCTTTGTTAAATTTGTAGAAGATAAAGACCCTGATATGATTATAGGGTGGTATGTATTAGGTTTTGATATACCTACTATTATTGAAAGATTAATTGCTAATAATATTAATCCAAAGAAATTATCTCCACATAGAGAAGTTAGAGGTGTTTCTCATAATAGAATTTATAATATTAATTATGCCAATACATCCCAACCAATAAAAGGTAGAATTACTTATTGTCTTATGACACGCTTTGAAAGATTGTGGTTAGATTCCCAAAGAGGAACACTACCTTCTCTTAAATTAGATTATTGTTCAAGAAGATTATTAGGTGAAGATATTGGTAAAGAAAAATCAAATGCTAAGTTTGGCGACGATGAATTTTTCTTGCGCTCATGGTTAGAAGATACAGAAGTTTTCCTTGAGTATAACCGAGTAGATGTAGAATTGATGGTTAGAATGGATGATGAAATGAATATTACCGAAAATGATATTGCACTTCAACATCTATTCGTATGTCCTTTTGAATGTGTATTTCATAATTCACAAATGGGGGCGGCATATTTTATGCGTCATTCTGATTGGATTGCACCAACAGGTCAAAAAGGTATTAAAACAAAATATGAGGCAGCATTCGTAATGAATCCTGAAGAAGAAGATACTTTTGGATTACATGAAAATGTCGCAGTATTTGATTTTAAATCACTATACCCAAGCATGATGGCAAGTCGTAATATTTCATGGGAAACAAAATCTAACCATGACGATGCTCATAATGTTTATTTTTCTACACCTAAAAATCTTAGAGAGTGGAAAGGAGAAAACATTAGTGTATCATTTAGAAAAGATAACTTAGGAGTATTACCAAATGCTGTTCTAACACTTATGAAAATGCGTGATGGATATAAGAAAAATATGCGTGATGCTAAGACTGATGAAGAATATAGAAAATGGGATTCAGCACAAATGGCTACCAAGCGTGGTGTAAATGCTTTGTATGGAGTATTAGCAAAAGATGGTTATGGTTGGGGCGATATGGAAATGGCACAAGCCATTACTGCTTCAGCAAGAGAAGCCATGAGAAGTGTAGCATTTAAAGCAATAGAGTTAGGCTATGAAGTTATTTATGGACATACTGATTCTATATTTGTAAAAGTAAAAAATGTTGATGATGCTAAAGGTCTTTGTGCTTTACTAAATCAACACATACAGAATGATGTATTTAATGAACATGTAATTTTAGAGTTTGAAAAGTATGCAAAGTCATTTTTCTTATCTAAGAAAAAGAATCGCTATTGTGGTTATTTATCTTGGAAAGATAACAAAGTAGTAGACGAATTCTTTGTAATGGGTTTTGAAATGAAAAAATCTAATGAAACTAAACTTGCTAAAGAAGTACAGGCTAAAATATTACAAATGGTAGCGCAAGGTAAAACAGAATCTGAAGTAACCAAATATGCTAAGGCTATGTATAAAATAGTTAAAGGTGGAAAATACAAACCGTCTTCTATTATTAAACAAAGTAGATTAAGAAAACCATTAGAAGAATATGATTCAATTGCAGGTGGTTCAGCAGGTGTTCTGTTTTATAATCAAGAAATTGGAGAAATAAAAGAAGGTGATAGTTATTATTATTATACAGTAGACAATAAAGGTATTACTAAATATCCTCGACAGTATGAAACTAAAGGAAGAATAAGAAATGTAGATTATATTGCATTTAAAAAATTAGACGAAGTTATAGATAACTTTCCGATTAATTGGGTTAGACTTGCCGAATCAGAAATAAGCAAAAAGGTTAGTCTAATATATGAATCTCTAAGGTGGGATTTATCAGCGATAGCCAATGATGGTAGACAAACAACATTAGATAGTTGGTGGTAATTTGAGAGAACAAAGTAATATTAAGGAAATAAAGAAATTGAAAAATGAAATGGAAAAGTTGGAAGAAAAATATAACAAGGCTGAAGAAAAAATTGCCAAGTTACAAGCCGAAGAAGAAAGTCTTTGGGTTAAAACAGGCATTTGTAGTATTTGTTTAGAACCTGCACCAGATGGTTATACCGAATGGCATCATATTATTTCACAACATAAATGTAAAAAAGAAGGACTAATACACTTAATTAGTGCAAGGTCTAATGTTGTTGAATTATGTAAAGCGTGTCACGACTTAACTACGGCTTCTATGCTAAGAACTAATTTAGAAAACTCTACATCAAGAGTATCTAAAGAAAATGCAGATAAAGAACCGACAGAAAATCAAGTCAAGTATATCAAAAAATTGGGTGGAGATATACCTGAAGGACTTACCCGACAGGGGGCAAGTCAATTAATTGACGAACTAAAAAAAGTGAAATAAAAATCCTCCCAAATAAAAATGTAGAAAAGGTGTTTAGAATGAGAAAAGAAAATGGAGAATACACATATAAGTGGGAAGCAAATACAGATGGAAAACCTCCTATACTGAAGATTACTAAATCTTCTATTGGTAGTTATGGGTTTTGTAATCTTAATTATAAGTATGGATATATTGACGATATAAAACAAAAAACAAGTCCTGCTATGATTAAAGGAACAATTGTACACAATGCCCAAGAAGATTTTTGGAAAATAGTAAAGATAGAGGATGCTTTAAAATATATAGAAGAACCCATGAAATTACAGAAACATTTTCGTAGTTTATATCCCGAAACAGACAAAGAAGATTATGAGGAATTATACACAGCCATGTCTGCCTATAATACTGAAAGATTTATCGAATGTCATCATGAAGAAACACTTGATACATTTATTCCGGTAGGAAATGAAATAATGTTAGATGCAAGATATACAACAGAATCAGGTATTGAAGTACATTTACAAGGAATAATAGATAGATTATTTTTTGAGGATGATGGTTATATTCCTATGGAATTAAAAACAGGCGCATGGAAGGATTCTAAGAAAACAACAATGCGTAAAGAAATGGCTTTTTATAAAATACTATTTGAGAATGCTGACCCCGAACAAATTAGAAGTTTTGGTTTAGACCCTGAAATTCCTTTTACACATTGGGCTTGGTATTATCCAGCAAGTAATTATGTATATGCTGAAAAAGTTTCTAAGCGTTCAGAAACCGCAGTTAAAGCATCCTTTGAAAAATTAATTAACTCATATTTAGAAGAAGAGTTTAAGGCTTCATATTTCTATAAGAAGTGTATTCATTGTGGTCATTATGACCATTGTGAAGCGGCAGATGGAGGTTCTCAAAATGACGATTGGTTCTAATGCAGGTGAAGATTTTTATAAAAGTGGTGTTATAGAAGATAAAATAATGGAAAGACAATGGACTCTAACTGATATTATTAACAAAGAAGATATTGTTTCAGAATTAGCAAAAGAATTAATATCTGGTATGGATATAGAAACTAAGTATTTTATTATTTGTGATACAGATTTACCAAAAGGTGAAATGTCTTTTGCTAAAGCAATATATAATAGAACATTTGATAAATTAGAAGAATGGATTACTGCTAAATTAGCAAAGTATTTAAAAACAGCAACGGTGAATTTTAATGATGAACCAATTGAAGAAATTAATAAAGAAATGGAAGAAGAATTGGAAGGAGAGTTGGAAAGACTTGAAGACGGTTCTGACGAAAATGAGAAGATAGTTACTTTAAAAGATAGAATAAAATTAGATACTAAACAATTAACAGACGAAGAAATGCGTAAAAGAGGAATGAGATAAATGAAAGGTGATAAAAATGTATTTTCCGAGAGAAATGTGGGCAGGTAGTTTAAGAAATAAAGCAAGAGAAGCCTCAAGAATAGTTGTAAAAAACGAAGAAGAATATAGAAACTTTATACAAATGTATAATGGTAAGATGAATCTTTTTACATCGGTGTATGATTATAAACACTTTACTCCTAATAGGGGATTAGAGTATTCTATTATTATTGACAGAATATTTCTTGACTTTGATGCTCATGGTGATGAAGAATCTATGCCTAAGTTATATCAAGATGTATTGAGAATGCATAATTGGTTATTAGAAAAAGACTATAAACACAATATATCTTTTTCTGGTAGAGGTTTTCACATATTTGTATATGGTAATGTAGCAAGAACATTTAGACAAGTTAAAGCATTTTTTAATATCTGTTATGATGTTGTAAATAGAAGTCCTTATCTTGATACAGTTGTTATTAATACGAGTAGACTCAGAAGAATACAAAATACCTTTCACCTAAAAGCGAATCGTTGGTGTATTCCCATTACTCATGAAGATTTACTTGCGGGGTTGCCCACAATATATAAACTGTCAAAAGAAGGCAAAAGAAAAATAAAACCTGTTTATTATGGTAAGACATTAGTTAAATGGCCTGAAGTTAAAAGAATGGAAACAGCAGATATAGAAATTGATAGTGTTGATAGTCCGGGTGATTTACCAATATTACCTTGTTTAAAAAATGCTGTTATGTCTGAAAATCCTAATCATAGAGCAAGAGTGTTATTAGTACAATGGTATAATGAGTTTTTATCCGAACTAACAGTAGTAAAAGATAATTTAGATTGTAAGCCAAGAGATATTACAGGTAATGCTTTGGAAGATATTAAAGCAATTATTGAAAATGAAATCAAAACAATAGCATCTAATGAAGATACATGGATAGATTATAATCCAAATGAAACAAGAAAACATGTAAGGTTTATTGTAGATGGAAGATATATGTCACCTAATTGTAATACTTTAATTGAAGAAGGACTTTGTATAGGAAAATGTTGGAGGTATGGTCATGATAATTATTGATAGTAGAGAAGATTCACAACTAAGTAGAACATTAGAAACAATAGCAAATAAAGCAAAAATTAAAACAGAAAAGAAATGGTTAGAGATTGGAGATTATATTGTAGGTGATTGTTGTATAGAAGCAAAGTCAGCCGCAGACTTTTTACAATCTGTAAGAAATAAAAGATTATTTAATCAATTAGATAATATGGATAGGACATATAATAAAAATATAATATTAATATACGGAACATTAGACGATGCATTAGAATATTTACATAGAACAAATTATAATTCAATGAGTTGGAGAACTAAACTAAAGAAAATGTTTGTAGGTGCTATAACTTCTATTGCCCTACATACAGATGTTAAACCTATATGGGTAGATAGTTATAGAACTGCGGCTCATTTAATATTAGCAACAACAGAACATATAGATAAAGAATTAATTATACACAAAGAATTACCAAAAAAAATAAGAACAGACGATGTAAGAGTAGATGTGCTATCTGAAATAAAGGGTGTTTCAGTAGAAAAAGCAAAAGCCCTATTAAAGTCCTTTGGAAGTATTGCAGAAATATCAATGGCCGATATTCAAGATATAACTAAGATAAAAGGAATTGGTAATAAAACCGCATACCATATTCTAAAGGCATTAAATTCGGAAAAAGAGGTGAGTTATTAATGGCAGAAGATTTAAATGTAGATGAATGGGAATTATATGAAGCGATGATTAAGGTTACTGATGATAGTAGTTTAGAAGTTATACGCTCAAAGAAAATTGAATTACCTAAAGATGTTATAAGATGGAAAAATGTAGTAGGTGAGTTTTCACTATACAATGATTATTCGGCAAAGATGTCTTATTTTGTATCTTTAGGGCAGATATTAAAAGATATAGTAAGAGTTCCAATTGGTAGATTAGCGTTAGACCCAAGAATACACTATTGTTGGATTCAAACTTCAAGAAGTGGTAAAACAACAATGTTTGATTTCTTGCAACCTGTATGGGAAAGAACCTTTGAATTAATTAATTCTTACCCAACAACAAGAAATAATTTACCACTATCGGGTGTTAAACAATTTACATTGAATAACCCTGATAGTTTTACTGACCAAGCACTATTAGGCACTATGAAAATGAATGTTCCTAATCCTGACTATAATAGACAAGATGCAAGAGAAGATGATGATTACGATATACCTGAGTTTGAAGATAAAACAATTTATGGTAGTTTATACGGAAGTGGTATTATTGCCTTTGATGAGTTTGAACATTCTGGTATTTTTAAGGAGTCACAACACAAGCAAGAAACCGTTATGTTATTTCAAAAGTTTATGAATCGTTTAGATTCTAAGAGTCATCTAATTAAGAAAAGACTAACTGAATGGGGTAAAGATTTAATTGTTGATTCACAAAGAAGTTTATGGGCTACAACATTACCACCTGAAGGATTAGAAAAAGTTATTCTAACAAAAGGTGTATTTCAAAGAATGTGGCTTTATGTTAGAGATGTTCCTGAATCTTTAAGAGCACAAATGGAAGAAGACTATATTGATATGGTTGGAGAAATTTTAGAAGACGAAGATGGCTCGGCAGTTTATCATGAAGAATTTTCTGAGATGCTTTATAATACTTATAGATGGGTTCAAGAAAGATTAGATACAGTTGATGGTGATAAAAGAAAAGTTGTAGTATGGACTGAAGATGGTCAAAAAGCATTAAAGAATGTATGGCGTGGAATGAAAAAATATATGAATACTTTTGATGATTCCATATACGAAGCGTTAAATACCTTCCTTATGAACATGATTAATAACATATGTATTGCGGCCGCTTTATGTGCAATTTCAGAAAGAAGTCCAAAGATAACTGCTAAACATATTAAACAAGGGAGGCAATTAACAGACGAATCTTTTGACTCAATAACAAGTTGGTTTACAGAAAAACTAAAAAAGAGACCAAAAAGATTCTCGGATAAAAATAATGAAAAAATGTATATCGCTGCTTATAACTCAACAAACCCCAAAGTTAAAGTTAATGGCACTAATGGTTGGGTAGATAAGAAGTTAATGATTGAGTCTTTTAGAAAGAATGAACAATGTGGAAGAAATAAATTTTATCGTCATTGGCAAAGTGTAAAACATATTTTTGAAGAAGTGCGAAAAACGCAGACATATGTAAAATTAAAGGTGGAAAAAGATGAGTAATATTTTATCGTTTGATATAGAAACAAAAAATTTAAGTTATGAGATTGGTGGATGGGGTAATACTCATTTATTTAAAGTTGCGTGTGTAACAACATGGGATGGAAATAAAGGGATTATCTATGTAGATGAACCATTAAGTGAACTAAAAAAAGGTACAGATGTAGAAATCAAATCATTAAGAGAACTTAAGTTTGATTTAGATGACCATTTTCAAAAAGGTGGTATTTTATTAGGGCATAATATTAATGCTTTTGATTTACCTGTACTTAGAGATTCTATGGATATTTATATTGTAAGAAAATATTTGGAAGATAAATCAAATAGATGTATAGATACAAGTGCGTATTTAGTAAAAGAGCATGGTAAAAGAATTCACTTAGATAATTTAGTAAAATGTAGTATAGGTGACCAGAAAAATATGAGTAGTATTGATTCTGTTGTAAAATGGAAAGCAGGAGAATATGATGAAGTGGTAGATTATTGTTTAAAAGATTCACAATTAACATATGATTTGTGGAAATATGGGCAAGAAAATGGTATAGTAAAATACTTCGATGAAGTAGAAAATGAATTTGGTGAGTTGCAAGTTAATTGGTAAGGTTTGAGTAATAAAAATTTGGGGTGTAGTCGTGTAAAAACGGCTATGCCCCGCTTTTTTTGCAAAATTTTTAAATTTTCCATTTTTTCTTATTTTTGATTTTAGCCTTTTTATATTTTCTATAACCGAAAAATCCTAATCCTGTCCAAAATAATATTTCTAATACTATTAATATTGCTATTTCATATCCTGTGAAACAATAATTCGCTATACAATAGTCCATAATATCACCTATACTAAAGTAACCACTATCCTATGATTATAAAAAATCGGTGTTGTTGCGCTTGGGTAATTAGCATTAAAATCTAATCCGGCTTTTAAGTTTAAAGTAAATGTATCTCCTGCTTGTAATGGTATTTGAGAGCCTTTACCACCACCATATTGAATTACTAATCTTGGACAATTAAGATTAGTTACAGCAGGTGGATTAGCAAATGAAAAACTATAATTTTGTCCGTAAATACCTGTATCTGGGTTTGGATTTGTAAAAAATGGGTCTATATGCCAACCACTTTTACCACCGGCAGGCCAATTACTAATATTAGGAACAGAAGATGCTGGCCCTTGTACATTATTATTTGCAAAAGGAGTAAGTTGAGCACCGTTTGCTAAAGATGAAGAAACTATTGTCAATTCATAATCGTAAAAATGCGAAGGAATATATTGTGTATTAAACTTATATAAAGCACCAATTATTATTGGTATACCTGCCGATTGACCTATATTCATATTAGCAGTTGCAGCAGGTACTGATATTTCTTGTTGATATGTTGTTTCTGGTAAAAGAGTTTGTGTATTATTAGGATTTGATGTTGGTGGATTTACTGACATAGAAGTAATATCTGTATAAGTATCAAAGTTTTCTGTACTTGTTGAAACAGTATTTGAGTTAAAACTAACAAAAGTAAAATGAATTGCGGGATAAACATTAGAACCGGGTGTTCCTAAATATAACTGATAAATGCTATTAGTAGGAACAGGTAATTTAGTAGATGGGTTTTGCGGTGGACTTGAACCACCTGCTAATCTTTTTTTACGAATCTTAGTACCCTTTTTTAAATTAGTAAAAAGAAAATCCATATCAACCCACCTTTAACCAATTACCAATAAATAACTTAACATAAGTTGCCATTTCACCTGCCGATAAAGTATCTGATGTTGAAGTTGTTGTTGAAGAAGCATTAGTAAAAACATCTTGTGCAATAATACCAGCAGTTTCTAATATATGACCCCCACTTGGATTAGCACATAATATATTAGTTGATGTTTCAGCATAAACAAAATATTGTGTTCCTTGAGGTGCATGAGGCGGTAAAAGAACTGAACTGCCGCCTATTTTTGCCATATGTAGTGTATAACCTGATTGTCCAACATGAGGAAGTACAGTATCTTCAAAATAATTAGTTAATACTCTACTTGTTATACTATTTGTTGCATTAGCAATAGGCATCCAATAATGAAGAGGCCCACTATTACCTAATTGTGGTGGATTATAAAATTGAGAAATTACTTGATTATTCATAAAACCATGATGTTCCATCATTTCATCTTCAGGATGTTCAGTACCAACACTAAAGTTTTGTAATGTGACACTTTCTGTTGGTTTTAACACATAAGCATCAAGCACTTTAAGCGTACTGCCACCGCCACCTGTATAAAATAATATATTATGTGGATTTGCTGTTATTGTGTTTAATGTTTGAGTATGTAGTACAGATTGTAAATTAACACAATTCATGGCTGTAAAACCACCCAACCTATTTTGTGTAAAAATACCTTTACCAAAAAGCGGTGCAACCATTTTTTGAAAACCTTCTTCTCCTGAACCTAAAAAACTAAATATATAAATAGGTATATTACTGGTATTTACTAATGTAATTTTTCTATTTTCAAAATCTGTTATACCGCCACTAAATGTATCTGCTGCTAAACATACAAATCCACCACTACCATATAACCCATTATTATTTTGAAAATTTGTTCCTGTTAAACCTATATTCATTTCAAAAAGCGGGTCACTCGAACCCCCTGAATATGAACCACTAAATATAGTATTATCAAAAGAAATTTGGTCATCTTCATTTGTACCTAAATAATATACTTCTTTTAAGCAATCTAAAGGATATGTTATTGCTTCCATAATATTTTGTCTTATAACATAATCCGTACTATTTTGAGCAAGAGCATTTGGATTACCATCAGGAACAACAGTACCCGATGTTTGATTAGCATTAGCCGTTAAAGCCATATATTTAGTTTCTACGGTTTCTCTATAACCTCGATTTGTAATTGCTCTATTTGGTAAATTAGTAAGACCTTTACCAAATAATGTATGTTGTTGCATAGTTATTGTTCCTGCTACTGACGAATCAATACTACCTCCCTTGACATCTAAATTGTTCATACTTACATTACCTAATTCATCAATTGTAACAACCGTAGAACCTGCCCCATTCATAAAAGACCAAGTTTCATTACTATTATCTTGAGTATCTACTTTAAACACTATACTTCGCATTGAAGCAATATTAAATGTACCATTAACCGGCCCAAGTAAATCGCCACCTACTGTTAAGTTATTAATGATGGTTGCATTACTACTTGTATCTGTTGTAATTACTGTTCCCCCATCGGATGCTCTAATTGTATTATTTCCTAAAGTTAAGTCATTTCCTACTGTTAAGTTGTTCCCAATGGTTACATTATCGTTGGTGTCCATCGTAATTGTGCTTCCTGAGTCTGATGCTTTGATAATATTACTTCCTACGATTAAACTACCTGTTAATGATACATCTCCGTTTGCTTCTAATGTTACAGATTCTGTACCCACATTGTTATATAACTTCTCAATAGATTCTGCAAATGTAGATTTATCATAGCCATAAAGTTGTATGGGTCTTGTTATTATATTTGCACCTGAACCACCAACAACTTTTACCATCGCTACTGGTATATCATCACTTTCTAATTCTGGTACAATAGGTGTCGTAGAATCATTACCCGTTCTAACCGCTAAGGCTGAACCCGATATTACAATTAAATCATATCTATCATTTGTTCCATTAGGGTTAGATGTTAATTCAACCTCAGTCGGTGTACCAACATATATTCTACCATCTCTAACATATTTTATATTCCCATTAAATTTAAATTTGGTTCTGCTATTACCTGCTATTTGCTGAAATACAGAAGAACCATATTCAGCAATATAATTACCTTTATTTATTTTTGATAAAACTTTAATTAAACCCGAATGTAGATGGTCTACTCCATCTGTTAATCCATCAGTTGTATCTGTTGCACTTAAGTTTGTAATATAATCTCTATTTGTATAATCTACCATTTTACTCTACCTCTATAATAATTCTTATGTCATATTGTTTTCCTGTTTCAAGTGGCCCAATCGGGTCTATTGGTACTCTTAACAACATTGTAGTACCTAAAGAATCAAATATTCCTACTTCTCTAATCACATAACCTGAATATGTTGTACCTGAAATTCTTGAATAAAACTCTACTTGATTTTCTATTGACCTTGTAACTGAATTTAATGCAAATGGGTTATTACCTGTTATTGAAACATCAAGAGCATTTAATGTTGGGTCTGTACTTCCTCCTGCTTCACCAATATCCATTTTATTAAAAGCATTGAAACCTTGAGTTAAGTCACCTCTAATTGCTTGCGCTAATAAATTTCTGCCGCTATCTGTTATTGTCATGATAAATCCTCTCTATACAAAGTAGTTAAAGTTTCACTTCCAACAGTACCTATGAAGCCTATATTGGTATTAAAACCTAATGTAGTATTAAAACCTAATACATTTTGTGTCGAAGATACACCCGTCACTTCATCTATTTGGATTTCTAATTCTTTAATATTTAGAGATACAGATGCGGTAAAATCATCTGCCGTTTCAATAAATGTAGAACCTCTAATTTGTGAAGAAACATTTTTACCGGAAGCAATAACTTCAGCAATTCTGTATGATAAATTTTTATTATAATAACCTAATGAATATACAGGTAATTTACCTATTCTATGTCTTATTGCTAATATCATATATCTTCCTACTCTAATATTTAAACTCGGATAGTCTACTTTAATTATATCTCCTACTTCTAAATGTTCTATTCCTGTATCTCCAACAGTAATATCAATTTGATTATTATTACGACTATGTAGATTTAACAAATCAGATGCTCTTTCATCTACCTGTTGTTGTGTAGTTAAATTTAAATCTGTTTCTTCGAGAGTTTTAATACCTACTTCATCAATACTTTTACTATCAAACTTTAAACCTTTAACACCGTTTCCGTAAACAACTATATTATTAAATACATCAAACATAGTTTGATTTCTGTTTGTTGAAGTTATTTCGGATATTCCTTCTACTAATTCTATACCAGTAATATCATCTTCATCATTTAATTTTCTAATCTTAATATTTTTATTAATAATAATTGGTTCTAAATTTTTATATCTTGCTATATAAGTTAGAGCATTATATAAATCAGAACCATTATATGTTGGTGAAGCAAAGTATTTTTCAGTAATTTGTTTTTTAGTATATGGAATATTATTTTCTTCAAATAAACTATTAATAATATTTTCAACTTCTTCCCCTATATTATATGTAGAACCTATTTTTGCGACATTTATATTTTCTGTATTTACATAAGCAGGTATTGTAATATTAAATATTTCACCTAAAGATACTAAACCCTTCATATTTTGCACTTCATTAAAATATAATTTTACTTGCTGTTCATCTTTATTATTATCTATATCTTCCTCATCAACTCTAACAACAGTTTCATATTTATTTTTACCATCATTTATAAATAAATTATAAGAACCAATAGGAAACTTTTCTAATATATGTGTTTTATTTCTTAAAAGAACATAATTAGAATTTGTAGGTTCAGGGTCTAATAATACATACATAGATAAAATACCATCTGACCCACCGCTTAAACCTTCATCTATTGTGAATTCATCACTACCTTGTAAATCAAGAGCATCAATTTGCAATTTACCACTTACATTTATCTTTTTTATTTTACTTAACATTTCTTTTTTAGTAGGGTGCTTAGAGTACCTTGTAGACAAAGAATTTAAAAATATTTCATCAGGAGAAAAATCATACATACAATTATCTGATAATTTCATTACCCTGTAACCTTGCATACTTATATCTACATCTGAAGCATTATCAATAAAGATATGATGTATTTGTTCTCCCTCAGCACTAAAAATAATTTCATGTCTTAGTATTTGATGTATATGATATGGTATTGTATGTGAACCTTTCAAAAATGGTTTACTGGGTGAAGGTGTATATACATTTGTTGAATTATCAAATGTACCAATATATCTTGGATTTACTACTGACGGTGCTTGGAATTCTTCTTCTAAAGTTGTTTCTTCAACATTACTTACAGCGTTACTAACTAAATATAAACCGGTTAGATTAGGTGAAAACTGTAACCAATTATTTTTTAACAGACCTGTACTAAAATCAATAGTTATTTTTCTAACATCAGTACCATCTATAACTCTAAATTTATCTTCTGTTACCCCGTAATGTGTAATATCATCTCCTTGTGAACTTACTGTTATACCAGTCTCAGCACTATGTATTAGTAAATGAGGTTTGAATCCAAATATCCCTGCTAATACATTATCATTTACTCCATAAATACCTGTATTACTTACAAATTCTGCATTATATCTATGAGGTGAAAAGAAATATGAACCTGAAAGAATAGGCATATGCCATGAGTGTACTTGGTCAGTAAATGCATTGTTATTTTGAGTTGCATGTTCAGCAAATTTATCTGATTGATATACAGCCCCACCAGAACCAGCACCACCAGATTTTGTATGAGGAAATCTCCATTCCATAATATTATTTGGAATTGTTGTTGTATCTACCTTTAAATTTAAAGTTATAGAAGCACCCGCTTCTAAATTATTATCTTTAAAAGAACCTGATAATGGTCTTTTATTTAATAAAGTAAAATAACCGGATGAATACATACCACCGTGATTTAAGGTATTGGTTTGAGTATCACTTTTTAAACCATATTTAACAAAGCCCGTATGTCCATTAGGAATTGAACCCGTAGAAGTTTCTTCAAAATTTTGCATTACTCTTGAGGGGTGATAATAAGATTTTAGATGAGGCTCAAAAATACGGATTTCTCTACCAGTAGATAATTGTCTTCCTGCATAAGCAGTAGTTAAAGTAAGACTTGTAGAGTTAGGTATTGATGCTACTTGACCAATAAATCTTGGTTTGCTAACATCATTATTTTCATAATAATAAAGTTCATCTTTAACATTATAATCATTAGAATTTATATTAACGGTAGTATCACCATTATTTAAAAATGCAGTTAAAGTCATATTATTAACCCCTCTTATAATACCTCCAACAAAAGAACGGTGACCTTTTTCTTTATCGTTAGATGCAGTAGCACCAACGGCATCATCATCTACCGTTCTGAATCTAAATGTATTAGCAAAGGGGTGTAATCTTCTTGCACCCTCACCACCTTCAGCAATTAAACCTAAATCATGATTATTTGTATTAGACCACAAATAATGACCTACAAACACAAACGGCAAATAAACTTTAGGAGATTGATAGTGAGGATTTAATGTACCCCAATTAACAAAAGATTGCTCTTGTACACCATCAAATGCAGATGATTGACCACTCCATTCATCCGAATACTGAGAAACTAAACCAAATAAATATTCATTGGTCGTACCCCATTCTTGTCCTTTTTCTGAAAAAGAAGTATCTCCATCTCCTAAAGTCCATCTTAAAAATCTTGTATTATAATGTAATTGCATATATCTATTATCTCTTGAAAGACCCATAAGACCGCTTTGGTTTTTTATAATTGTTGGAACCCAAGATTCAGTAAAATGTGTAATATCAAATTGTATATTAGGTGGAGTAAAGTTAGAAGCACTATCTCTATCTCTTTCTGTACTGGTAGTAGAATCTTTATATTTAACTCTCATAGCATATACATGAGTACCCGCAACAATTGTTGCTCTTGAACCAGCATAATTAAGGTCTGATTTAAATCTTAAAGCATTAGCAAAAGTATAATTTGGAGGGTCAGTAAAATCATTTATTGTATAAGCATAAGGGTTACCGTCACCACCTAATGTATGATTTAAGCCAAGTAATTGAGTAGATACAGGAGTTAGAGTACTATGCGTTAATAATGAAACATAATTAACTAAATTTGCATCAAATAAAATCAAAGAAATATCATTGGGATTACCTATTACCGAATTTGCAGGTATAATTACTGTATCTAATATTTGATAACCTGAACCTCTATTGTTTAAATTAAGTTCGAGAGAACTTATAACACCACCTGTTACTGTTATATCAAACCCCATTCCTGTACCTACACCATCAGATAAAGTAGATACATTAGTATAAGAACCATTATTAGCAGTAGTAGCAGTAAATATACCATTGAAAAAATTAGAAGTTGGTACACCAACACCACTATATTGTTCATTAACTATACCTACAAAATCTCCTGCGTCAGTAAATAGTATATCATAGGCTAAATCTTTTGAATTTGTTCCCCCGTCAGCATAATTTAAAAACCAATCTCCTACTGAAACATTTACTGTACCGCTACCTATTGGGGTATTTTCTGTAAATTTAATTGGTGTTTTTTCAGCCATTCTAAGTTTTTCATATTTTTTATAGTGCCCATTTTTATTTCCATAATTAAAAGGTTCTGGATTTACATTTTCTAAATCAATCATATTAAAATGTAAATCAAAACCTATTTCTACTAATCTACCCAATGATGCTCTTTTCATATTTTGTGGGGCAATATCAGAATCTAAAATAGGAGAATATGTAAAATCATTAGTAGATTTATTATTAGAAATACCCGAACCTTCATAATTAGAATGAGTAATATTAGAATTAGTATCAGTACCTTCGCCTATTAATGTTAAACCAAAATCACTAAATTTAAAATTATGTCCATCATACCCTATATGGTTTTCATTATTTAAACTATCATTGTAAATATCGCATGGGGCAAGTATATGATAGATAACTGCTTTAGGGTCTATTATTTCATATTGCCATTTCATATCTCCTATTTTAGTCCAAGTTCTACTATCTGTTTGCCCTGTACCCGTTACATTATTTGAAAAGAAAAATCCTGTGGTAGTTTCAAAATCTTCTATTTTATATTTTGGTAATACTTCTGTAAATGTTATTCCTGAACCGTTTGGTAGTTGATATTGTATATTAGGCAATATTGGCATAGTACCTGTTTTAGTTGAATCATAATATTCAAAATCAGCCATTAGACTTCCTAAGTATGTTTTAAATCCTCTCGACAAAGGATTTTTTATTAACATAGTTTGAGTACCATCTGTTAAACTATTTCTTAGAGTATTGTTTAAAATATCAGAATATTGTTCTTCATTATATATTGTAGGAGTTCCACTTGTAACTACATCATTAGAATTTCTAATAGTTAATGCTTCTTTAAACTTAAAAGATGTAGCATATTTAATATAATTAGGTTTAATTATAGAGTAATGATTATTGTAAGTATTAGTAGAACCCAATTCAGTAGTCTGAGTAATTGTATCTTTTATAAATAATGAAGTTTTGTTTTGTAAATCAATGTATTTATATAAAGGACTACCATATATCATATTATCATATTTATTTATACTGAAAGATTTTTTTGAATTTATAGAATCATGCGTTTTATTATGTACATAATTTATTAAACCACCATTTGTTAAACTTTGTGAATTAATTAAATACATACCTTGACTATTTGTATATCTTGTATCTAAAGAATTTTCATCAATTCTTCCTAAAATAAACGGAGATACGGGTGCTATTGATATTACTTTATTATTATTATTTTCTCCTGATATAGAAACAATATCATAATTTGTTAATGAGGATATAGTTTTTAAATTGTGATAAGTATTAGTTAAGCCTTCTGAAGATAATCTGAATAAGAATTCGTTATCGGAATTTATATTTGTAGGACTATTAATATCAAAACCTAATGATAATGAACCTGTCGTACCTGCTTTTTCAACAAGTTGTTCAACATTACCATATGAAGGATGCGTTTGTCCGGCAGTAAAATAAATTCCTTTATTAGCAGCGTGTTTAATATTATTTGCATAATTAGGGCTGTCTTTATAGGTAGAAATGCCTGTACCGGAAATAATATAATCTGAGGTTGCTACATAAATATTTTCAGTTTTAGGATAATAGCATCTTGCCGGTTCAATAAAATTAATTTGTACAAAGCCTACATTTGTTATATCTTTAAAAGCGGCAATAAATCTTCCATCTGATGTATATAATTTAGTACCATAAGTCCAAGATAAATATTCAGTTCCATTAAAGGGTCTTGCAGAAGTATCTCCGGCAAAAATACCGTTTGCACCAAAACTCGTACTTGAAACAAGTTGAGTACCAGTTTCTTTAATATCCTGTATTGGATGTTCTGTTGAATAAATATAATCACTTGCATGTAAAAATGATTTATTAATAATTGGCCCTAATAGTTTATGAATATCATCTCTTCCACTTATATTGTATACTAATTGACCCCCTGCATTTAGTTCATCTTCTATAACTTCAACAGAACCATCAAACAAAATTTTATCATATATACCTGTACCTGTAAAATAATCTAACAAATTTATATTATCGTATGTACCATGATATGAAAATGAAGGAATGTTACCTAATGTTATAATTTTATTATTACTATCAACAGTATTTATATTCAATCTCATACCTGAAAATTGACCGCCTTTTAGTTGTAACTGTAATCTATTAAATAAATTTTCATCTATATCAAAATCTATTTTTAAATTAGAAAGGATAGTAGACCATTCTTTTCTAAAATAAGGTTGTAAAGTTATATCTTCTGGGAAAGTAGTATTTGACCAAAATTTGTCTGTTAATCTTCTCCAATGGGTAAAATTTAAAACTCCCTCGAATTCATTAGTTGTAGAGTTTAAAGTTGGTATAGCAATTGGATTTGTATCTAATTTAAATAAATAATTACCTATTCTAATATTAACTTTACCATTACTATTTTCTATTAATTCACAACCATTAATAAAAGATAAACTTGTATCATTTTCTAAATTAGTAATGTTAATTGTATTAGAACCAGATGTAATAGATGCTAAACCAAATAGCAAAGCACTATGACTATTAGATATATCATCTTCAAACATTACTTGTCTTACCTTTAAATCATCATACAAGTTTATTTTTTCATCTAATATTTTACTTGTATCTACTAATTTTATTTGACCAAAAGAACCTACTTTATTTATGGTTTTACTTAAATCTAAATCTAATACAAAAGGCATAAAGTTATTAATTTCAGAAGAATTAGCATAAGTAATATATCTACTTGGGCCTGTATATGAAGCAAAGGTGTCTGATAGACCTCTTCTTATATTTTTAAAACAAGTATTCCATGTAGTTAAATCTACTGTATAAGTTGCATCAGTACCCATAGCAGTTAAATCTGATTCAGTACTTATACCAGTATTACTAATAAAATCTTTTTGTTTCAAATTATCTACTAAATTTACATAATAAGTAAAAGGAGATTTATCTACCACCCTTGCACTACTATTCGATTCAGTAACAAAATGAGTTGTTAATTCTGATTCTGTACTATTTATTTTTTTAAGTGCATATTTAGTAGAATAATCTAATTGATTTTTAATTTTAAGTCTATCATTATAAAAATAAACAGCAGGAGTGCTAATTGTCAATTTACCAAAATATCTACCAGTAACACTATTACCTAATAAACCAAATCCTACGGCTACTACATTTGTATCTGTTTTTAAATGTCCTTTATATATGGCATACTTTATGCCCTTTACATTATCTACTTTTGTTTTAGGACTAAATTCAAAGGCATCGTTAGGAGAATCAAACTGTATTTGTTCTGTAATTTTTGCTACATGTATTTTATTTTTGTGAGTTTCAAAATTATTTGTATCAAATGTTTCGGTAGAATATATTACTACAAAATAATCATAAAGAGGGTCTAAAGTTAATGCCTGTCCTACCGGTAATTTTAGTTGGAAAGATTTAGTAGTTACTGGATTTTCTAAAACATCTGTAAGTGTTTGAGTTGAAGGTAAATGTCTATTAATAATACCTGTACCTGTTGGAGAAGTTAAGTTATCTGCTTTGCTAATACTGTAAGAAGATAAAGACCAATTAGTAGAACTTCTTGTATCAACAATAATACCATTAGAAGAAACAGCATATGAAGCATCAGAAGGGTTATTATAGGAAGTTTTACCCTTATTTAGAACATATAAACTCATTAATTATCACCTTCTTCAAATGTTAAATATAGTTTAAGTGTTCTTCTTTGTGGAAATAGTGTATAGAGAGATGGAAAGTCTGTGATTAAATCGTCATTAACTGATAACTCATGTATTTCTCCCATAAATTGTGTTTGTCTTGGTACAGTAGCATCAGGGTTTTGCCCAATATAAATATCACCGTCTGCAAAATTAAAGTCAGTTATTATATTATTTTTTCTATCAATGTGTTGTTTTGAATTAACTAAAACACCGTTCAAATATAAACTCATTGTACCCGATGCGTTATTAAATGAAGCAGCAATATGATAATTCCCTAATACATATACAGGTTCTTTATCAGGGTCTACATAAATTTCAAAGTTACTATTATTATAAGGAGTTACATCATAAACACCACTAAGATGTAATCCTTTTGTACCTGATGTATCTATTTGCTTAATTTCTCCTATTAATGTATTATTAATATCATATAATAAATCACCTATTATAAATTGATTAAGGGCTAAAGTGCTACTGACAGGTAAAAAGGTATCATAAGAATTACTTGAAGTTGCTAAACCTGAACCCCCAAATCTTCTACTTCTAATTTTTTGAAATCCGTCATACATATCATCGGTGTCATCTAAATTAGTATGATTACTAATAGGTATAATTAAATTATTTGTAAATATAGTATCGTCGTTTGTAATTTTAACCCTCATACCAAGACTATAATGAGCAGGGTTATTGGCATTATTCACAGTATTATTCTGTAAAAACAACTCTACATTTTCTGATTGAAATAAAACCATTTTATGTTTAAGTCTAAGATTATTATTTAAGTAATGATTACTTTGATTGCTTGAAGTTGGTGAAGCAGATATAGTTTTTTCTGAGTCTAAAACAGTATCTCTTATATTTCCATTACAATCATATGGTGTTATAATTGCCTGTATTGTAAAGGAATCAGAAATTTCCCAAATACCATAGGGTGTAGTTGCTACATTTTTATTATAAGGAATTGATACATAACCATCAGACATAACAGGAAATTTTAAAGATTTCTTATTACCAATGTATGTATTATAATTAACCATATATTATCACCCTATAATTGCTGCTACCTCAAAATCAAGAGTAAAAGTAATGTAAGGCAAACCCGCAGTAATAGAACTATTAAAACTTCTTATAAATCCTTTAACGCCTTTTATTTTTGAACCGGCATGAATAGGAGAAGGAAAGTTAGTAAATGGTTTTCCATCTTCAGTATCAGGATAAAATTGATAGATACTACCCCTATTATCTTGTGACCTAACTTTATAATTAAAAGGTATTAGGGGTAAATCTTCTATACTTGTAAATTCTGTTGGATTACTTACTTGTGCTTCAGCAAGTGAACTATGATAATTATATCTACCATCTACTCTTGAAGGCATAAGAATAACTATTTCATTCATTGTTTGATATTTTTGTAGGCCGGAAGAATCTGCATGTGAATGAATTAATTGTGCTATTTCAAAGGCTGTCATATATACAGAAGGATTCTTTTCTAAACCTGTTGTTTTCTTAAATTCCTTAGTAATAAATTGGTCTGTTATAGTACCCGATATATTTATTGATTTTGAAGCCATACCTAAGTCTAATGCTAAACTTTGTGCTTCTCCTGTAATAGCAGCAACACCCGGAATTGGAACAGTAGGCACAGTTTTAGAAGTGGTAATTCCAACCGAATCTGCTTTTAATCCTATTCTATTAGTTGCAAAAAACTCTTCAGTTAAACCTTTACCATCTCTTGCGCCTAAATTTAGAAAAACAAAATGTTGAATACTTGATGTGTTATCACTTGTAATATTATAATTTATAGCACTATTATTCCATAGTTTTTCTCCGCTTGTTAATACTACACCTGTAAAAGAAGATTCGTCTGTTATATTTTCAACAGTAGTTATAGTAGTAGCATCAATTAATCTAATAGAGTATGTTCCTGTATTATTACTTGATTGAAATAAAGTAATAGTATCACCAACCTGAAAACCATCAGAAATAAAACTACCTGTGGCTCTTGTAATTACATTATTATTTATTGTTAAACTAATACTCCCTGTCTGTGTCATAATATCAAATCCTTGTACCCGATGATGTTGTTCTATTAACTTCTAATGATATAAGCCTTCCAACCTTATTTGCTATATCTCTTAATTCTGCGTCTGATGCACCTACTCTACCTTGTACATTTACAGTAATATTATTTGTTGTACCCGCAATTCCTCTTGATTCTTGGTTACTATAAACTCTTGAACCACTTGGCAAATTAACTAATTCTGGGCCTTTTTCTCCCACCATTGTTAAACCGCCTGTTGCAATTCCTCCCTCAGCCATTCCCGGAATATTAGAAAATAAACTCATAATACCTGCTAATAATATACCTATTGCTATAACAAATCCGTTTGAAGTTGCGGCCGCAATTAAAAATGATGTAACTTTCCACATACCAAATAATACTAAACCAAATCCAATTAATTTAAGAACAAATTTGCCTCCTTGTTCTTTAAAACCTGCATAGAAAATACCAAATGTAAGTTTTAATAATGACCAAATTGTAGCCCCAAGAATTTCTAAAACACCCATAAGAATAGTTCCGACTACTGCCAATCCCGACATAATTAATTTCCCACCAGATTTTACAAAATTACCATCAGATGAAAATAAATCAGAAATAAATTGAACTAAGTCTGTAATAAATACAGCAAATACAGCAAATACCTTTCCTAAAACACTCATTACTACTTTTCCTATTCTAAATATTTCTTTGGCTATAAAAACTATATAATCAAAAATTCCTAAACTTTTTAGTGTTACTAAAAATGCTATTAAAAGAAAACCTATTACCATAAAGGATATAAAGAAAGTAATTGCTTTTCCTAAAAACATTCCTATTTGCCTTCCTAATCGTGCGGGATTTCTAAACAAACTTAAAAAACTATTTTTCTTTCTCCACAAAAATAATGTTATCAAATGTTTTTTATGCCAAGCGTTAAATAATTTTTCTATTACTGTACCTTCAGCCATTTTTTCTAAATATCCTAACATACCTTTTGGTTTTTTAGCACCTGATGAATCAAAACCTTTTACATCTTTTCCTATTTTATTTACTGTAATTCCTTCTGCACCCAACTTATCTTCTAAGTCTTTTTGCTCTTTTCGTATTCTTTGCTTTTCTTCATCTAATTCTTTTTTAACTTTTAATAATCTTTCTTTTTCTTTTTCATCTGTTTCTGAAGCAATCGAGGCTACCAATTCTCTATACCTATCATTTGCTATAAAATATTCCTGTTGGTAATCTTGCATTTGTGAAGCCAAAGTTAATTGTTCGTTATTCATTTGTATTATATTATCTTTTGAAAGTACAAGACCTGAATTATAATCCTTTACTAATTTTACTAAGTTATCTCTTCTTTCTTCTTCTTCTTTACTTAAAACACTTCTTGAATTTAAATAACCTATTTCATCTTCCATCAGTTCTAATTTTCTAAACTGACTTCTAATTTCTTTTGCTTTACCTTTATTCAAAGCATCATTAAATTCTTTAGCCTTTTTTTCTGCTTTATTTGTTCTTTCTAATAATTTAAAAACTGCCTGTCTTGTTCCGTATCTTTTCTGTAATACTTTAAAATATTTAGAATTTAATATTGCTTTTCTATCTTCTAAAGATGTTGTTCTATCTAAAATACCCTGAAGTGCTGTTTGTGTTTCTAATACAGTTTGAAGATTTTTATCAGTTTTTGCAACTTGAGAAGTTAGTTCTTCTTCTTGCTGTATCTTTTTTTCTGTAAGTTTTTGTTGAAATTGTAAGAGATTAGCAATTGCTTTTACTTTATTTTGTACCTGCCAAAATCCTGTACCTGAAAAGAAACGAGCAATACCTGTCCACGCTTGTCCTGTTGCTGTACTACTTTTAGTTATTTCAACAAAGCCTTGAAGTACGGATGTTTCTAATTTACCAATATCTTTTAATGACTGTGAAACTTTGTCAAGGTTAGAAGCCATATCTTCTGTAACCTTAACATACCTTTCTGCCATTACTTTAGACCACCTTTATGTTTATTTAATTCATCCATTTTTAATTGTTCAATTTCTCCGTGTACCATTAAAAGGTCAGTAATTATACTCATAGGTAAATTCATAGCAACATCAGGAGTTATATTTAATTCTTTAGATAAAGTATAATATGTTAATGCGTGTGCTATTCTTGGATTATCTATTTTGCCTGTTCTTACTGCCCTTCTGAATTCGCTTTTAAATTACCATCAACCTCTACGACACTAAAAGGGTCGGGTAGGATAGCCTTAATTTGCTGTCCAACATAAGGATTAATTCTCAATAAATCAATAGGACTTAGAGAGGGTTCAGTCTTTTCTACAAATGCTTCAAATAAGTATCTATAAACTTCAGTCATATCAAATGATACATCTTGTTGTTGCATATTAACATTAAATAGTTTCATTTGCGCTTGCTCTAATTGGAAGAATGTAGGCTCTTTTACCCACACTTTCATATATTCTTCTTCATCAGGGTCTATTCTTACATAATGTAATACGCTTTCTATTCTTGTTAATAATTTACCTTTTTCTGTTATAATTTTCTTTTGTTCCATAATATTCACCTTTTTTCATAATTTTCACCGTCAATTTTACTCGAATCAAGATTGCATAACCCAATGGGTAGTAGCATTCAATGTTCCTACTCTAAGAGGCATAATAGTAAAATCAACTTGAACTGGGCCTCTATCATCTTGTATAGGCCATGTTGCGGCACTAATAAGATAATCATCAAATTCTAATGTTATTTGTTCTCCATTTGGTTTCACAAACTGCAATACAATTTTAGCATTTGAACCATCTGCTGTTTCGTTTAGCACAAATCTATGAGGACTTTGCCTTCTTAATTCATCAAATATTCTTCTATCTGATACTAATGCTTGTATGCTAATTTCATATGTTCTTTGACCTGTAACATAGGATTTAATTTGTTTGTTATACTGTCCTATATATCTTTTATCTTGAAGACCATTTTGCAAGTTCATTGTAAATGATGTAACCTTCAAAAATTCTTGACCAAATAGACTTATGCTACCATTAGAGAAAAAGAATGGGTCTACGAAAGACTGTACAATATTTGTATTATTTCCTGTTTGTTGTCCAAAGTTTAGTAGATTTTTAAATTCCGTAGTATCGTTATTTGTTGAATCATAACACTTACCTACATATCCACCTTCTGCTTCAAACACTCTCTTAACATTAAGATTTAAAGTAGACTTAACTTCTTCATTTTCATTTGCTGTTAATTGCATATCACTTACTACACAGCCGGGATAAATTTGTGCATATACATTTTCACTATATGTATTTCTATCAACCATTAAAGAACGGTTTGTTCCATCAAGCACAGAACCTTTCTGCACTAATAACTCTAAACTAAAAGAAGGTAGTTTGTTATCATTTCTTTCATTAAAAGTATAAGTAATTCCATGTTGTAAAGTACCACCTGATTCACTTGGAAGAGTCAATAAACCTGCACCTGTATTTGGTAATAGTGGTGGACAAAGAGATTTAGAACCTGCTAAAACTCTATGAAATTTACCGTTAGAAGTATGACCTGTTGTATTTCTATCAGCATCAGTACTAAAACCTGCATAAGTTTTATGAGCAGATGATGAAGCATCAACACATTCAAAAGCATTGGTTTGAGTTTTATCTGTATGGGTAAAAGATACTGAATTTAATCCACCAAAAGCATAAAACAACCATGAACCATGATTTAGATTAACATCTATACTTGCTGACCCTGCTGTTTCCATTCCTCTATATTGATATGAGTAATTTCTACTACCTGCTAAAGACATATTCATTTGCTTTGTTTCTTGTTCAACTTGAGGTATTCCTACTGAATTTGTTAAACCTATCCAATTGTTAGATAATACTCTTGGTGAAACAGTATGTACTGAAGTAACACCTCCAACTAATTCACTTACCTCTCTTCCCCAATAAACATGGTCATTTGCTAATGGTGCAACAATTGGTCTTATTAACCATGTTAATCCATCTGAGGCTTGACCAACAATAATTCCTCTTGCAATAGCAATATCTTGATTATCTGTATTTATTGAAGAAATTATATCCCCAGCAGTAAAAATACCTGATAAATCAGTTTTTGTTGTGGTAGAAGATGTATTTACTATATTTTCAAGAACAATAGTTCTAAAAGTTGATGAACCTGAAATACTTTTAACTGTTGCTAATTTTGCTGACATTGTATGAATATGTGTTCCATCACCAGTACCATCTTGTCTAAATACAGAAGCCGTATCATCATTTCTATAAGTCCAAACCTTACCAATTTGTATTCCCGTTGAAGAAGTAATTATATCATCTAATTTTAATGAACTAAAAATACCTTCTGCACCAACAATAGATTCATCATTATCTCCAACACTCGGCCCAACAGTAATTGCAGTACAAGCACCTCTATTTTCTAAAGATATTGGTGCAGGGATAGTAGAACCATTAGCCTCTAATATAATATATCCTCTTTTTAAATCGCCACTAAAATCACTATTTAATACAGGATAATCTAATAAATTACCTGAAAAATAAATTGCATCAGCATCATTACCTGCTACTACTGCTGAAAATCTATATGTTGGTTCAGCAGTACTTGTATCGGTATAGAAAAATTTAGCAGTACAACCTGTATACAAATCCGGTACTAAATGATAGTAATCTGTAAAATGTGTATTTTGAGCAACCTGCAAAGTTTCGGCATTTGCTAAATTAGTAGTCGGTGCTTGACTTATGACAATTTCAGTTGTACTATTAATTGCTGTTATTGTTGTACCTGCTGGAATATTAGTACCTGATATTGACATTCCTACTTGTAAATTATGCCCTGCATTAAAAATAGTAAGTGTAGTATCTCCATCATCAGGAGTTGCACCATTTATTTGTACAGAAAGCGTCATTCCATGATTTGCGCCAACTTCTGTATTATCTTGTTCTGTTCCATATCCTAAAGAATATTTAATTAAATGTGCTTTGCTCGTTCCATATCTACCAAAAGTCGGGCCATAAGGCGAATATCCTAAAAATAATTCGCTTTCGGGTGCTAAAGTTACCGATTGTCCTGACCCCATCCATGTTTCTGTATTGTTCATTTTTCTTCACCGTTTATTTACTTACTTTTTAACAACCTACGGGGATTGCTAATTTTTTCATAACAACATTTATTTTATAACCAAAAATTCTATTCTTTTTATCATTTGAGTCCGTTCTATCTTGTACAGTTATCAAACTAATATTTTCATAAATTTCAGAACCTGTTTTAAACCAACCTCTTCTCCTTTGTTCGAGTATATATCGTACAAGTAAATAAAGGCTACGGATTCTTTCCTTACCAAAATTACTTGTAGGATTAACTCTTGTATTATCATTTAGTATTCTATCGTCTTGTCTTGTTCTAATACTAACAGACATTGTAAATGTTTCATTTCTAATATCATAAGCATATGTAGGATATTCAATAGAAGTACTTGTTGTAGATATAACTATAATATCTTTTGAATAAATAAAACCATCAGCATTTGTAGATTCTTTTTTACTTGCAGTATTAATTCTATTACCACCTCTTGACCTACCTTGTGCATCTACTGTTCTTCCTGTTGAAAAATCTGACATAGACATAATAATAGGGTGTACTGCATGAACATCTAATAGTGTTCCATTACCATTAGAAGTATTTAATGCTGTAATAGCATCGTTCCAATTAGAATCTAATAAATCTACAAGGTAACCAGATTCACTCACCAAACATAACACCTACTACTTTTTCAAAAACTTCTTTTTCAATTTGTTCTTTTATTATTTTTTTAAGAATTTCATCAGACATTGATTCTCCTAAATACTCTTTAGTTATTTCTTGAAGATTCATATTATCTTGTATTATTTTATTTACTTGAGTAGGTATAGAATCAATTACTAATTGAACCTTTCTTGCCTGCTCTTTTGTAAACACCATATCAATCACTATCTATTAAATATATTAAACGCTTTTTCATCTTTAAAATCTTTTCAACATCGGCTCTATATGTATCAAACTTAGTTTTAATATCTAAACCTGAATTATTATTTTCACCTAATAGAATAGTATTATCATCTGAAGACATTAATTCACAACAAACTAATTTTGTAGCGGCTTCTGTAATTAGTGCCGGAACAGTTTGCTTACCTGTTTTATATGTACACTTTAAAGAATGTTTAACTTGAAGAGGATAAGTACTCTTAAAGAAAACAGTACCTGTTTGATTATCTATCCACCAATCATTATCTCTTCCAACATTTTCATTGTCTTTGAAATCTTCTTTTGTAATACCTGTTCCACTAACTGTAATGGTACAGTCCTTACCATCATCTGAAGGTAATAAAGATGAAACTACAATTGAATTATCATCTTCTAAAGAAGCATAAAAAAACTTACTAATACCATTACCTGCTGTACCTGTAAATGTTTTCTTTCCATCCTGTCCTGTAAAATCTCTTGTATTAGATGGAACTTGTTCATTAATTAAATAAACAATTTCTTGAGCAGTAGTTACATTTCCATATGTATTGTTAAAAGTATTATTTGTTGTATGTGGTTCTAATGTAAATATTTCACCATTATTGGGTAACCTTAGTACAATATTAGTAATATTAGTATAATCAGTAATATTAATTTTACAAGTAGCACCCGCTAACTCTTCCCAAATATCACCCTTCCAAGCACATAGTCTTACAACCTTTCTCACATCTTCTCTATTTAATCTAATAGCACCAACATAATCGGTATATCTATGATTAGTATATCTATACATTCTATGAAAATCTAAATCAAAGTCTTTCATTTCATTTTCTACGATAGATGGTCGCCAAGATTGTTTTGTATATTCATCAATATAATCTTCTGCATATCTTATTAATTCACCAATATTAGCAAGTGTAGGAATAGTATCTATTGTAAATGGTGCAATACCTAATAAATCACAAATTTTTGTCATATCAGTATAATGACCTACACCCGAATCATAACTAAGTGAATTTATTGCTGTATCTGATGGTCTTATAATACTCATTGTCTAACTGCCCCCACTAATACATTTATTCTATTTTTAATTTCTTTAAAAAATTCATACCTTAAATCATTAAAGTTTGTACCTGTAAGTCCTCTACTTTGTATTCTACCTGTACCTGTAACTTTCCTGCCTCTAAGTTTTCTTGCTTGGTCTACTGCCATACCTTGAGTATTTTTTAAAGGGTTATAACTTTCTGTACCTGCTGTTCTATAACCCACATAAGATTCAGCATCAGATTGCCAATCAATTTTACCTTTTAATAATAATTTCTTTTTAGCATAATCAATTTGTATTTCTAAATTTCTACTTGACGCTTTAACCTGTCCAAGTCTTGCATTATTAAAAGATTTATCTTTATGTAAATCTTCTGATAAAGCCTTTCTTAAATCTAATTCATTTACTAATCTAACCATATCTCCTGCTGATAACTTTTGAAACTCTTCCATTGTTTTTACACTATTCCAATGTTCTTCCATTTGTAATTTATAATCTCTAACTTTATTTTTAATGTCTTGTTGAGGATTTTTAAAATTACCTTTATCATCTTTTTCTTCATCAATTGTACCAAGTAATTCTTTTAATCGTTGTATTTTGCCTGAATCAAAAGAAACAAGTTCAGCCCATTCATCTAATAATCTTTTAAATTCTTCTGTAACAATATTAGATTCCTTAACTTTATTTATTCTATTAATACTTCTAACTAATAATCTAATATTTTCATATAGTGCAACAAACCTTCTACTATTATCATTTACTTCTTTAATAGTATTTAGTAATTGTAAATTTTTAATTTCTTTAATAGTAAGACCTGTTTCTTCATCTTCATACTCATCAAATGTTTCTTCAGTTAGGGCTTGTGCAAGCAACCCTTCTCCTTCTTCTCCTGCTGCTTCTTCTTCTTTTTCTCTTTCAGCAAGTTCTCTTGCTTCTTGTAATTCTTGCGATTCAGATATTCTTTCTAATTCTATTCTTGCTCTTTCTTTTGCTGCTTCTTTTGAATCGTCTTCTTCTAACATTTCAAATGCTTCTTGTATTTCTTGTTCATTATCTTCAGCAAATTCTAAAATTTTATTAAGATTTTTAGAAACATAACTAAGTTGCTTTGTTAAATTTTTTGATTGTTTTTTTGAATCTTCTCTTATTTTATCTCTAAATTCATTTAAATTAAATTTAAATAAACCATCATTAAGAAAATATGTTGTTGAATGATTTTCTAAATTTATTAAATCTTGTCCTATACTTTCTTTTTGAATTTTATCTACTTCGTCTATTAATTCTATTACTACTTCTAAATCTGCCAACATTCCCCTTGTAACATTTTTCTTAATTGCTGCTTCTACTTTTTCTTCAAAAGAAGATTTTTTAGTAGTTATATAACTATTCATTATATCTCTAATAATTTTCCATTGATAGTCAGCATTTAAACCCGGCAATTTTTTTACTAAATTTTGATTAATATTACCACTATAATTAATTACTACTGTACCTTTTGTATTAAATTTTCTAAGATAATTTAATTCACTTGAAATCACATTCCTTGAAGCGGCACCAATAGTTTTAGCATATCCTGATTCAAAATCCATTTCTTGATTTTCAAATCTAATTTGCATTTTAAATTTAGTTTTAGTAGTATCAGTATAACCTAAATTTACTTCATCAATTCTTGCTCTATCTTCACCCTTTCTTTTCTTTGCTGTTATTCTATTACCTGAAATATATACATTTTCAGGGTCTACTACATTATCTAATAAAAATTCTTCAATTGTATCTTTGCTCATTTTAACAGGTTGTCGAGATACATCTTCTCTTTCAGCAGGGCGACTTGATACAGTTTCAAATGTAACTTTAGATTGTATGTTTAATAAAGGGTCAATATTAGTTTTAAACCAGTTAGTAGTAATTCTTTCTATTAACCTTATTGCACCACTTGTATCATTTTTTAAATTGTCAGTAATATAATTTGTAACGGCACTTTTATCTTCTAAAGAAACATCTTCTCCTACCTTTATAGGATATTTAATTGAGTCTAATAATTGAATTAAACTCGGTGTAATAACTTTACCTTTTTCCCTTTTTTCTGTATTAATTAATTTTTTTATGTCTGCTTTTATGTTTGTTTCTTCTTCTTGTTTTAAAATGCCTGTCATTGTTTGCGAAATAGCAAATGGTATTTGTGTTATTTTAAGATATTCTGCTTCTTTGTCTTCTATCAATTGAACAAAGTCTTGATAAGAACCAAAGGTTTTTTCGTATTGTTTAAATTCTTCAGCATTTATATTTTTATGTACTGATTCTATTAGTAAACCTAATGCTACTTTTTGTTCATATGTTTCAGGGTTCATACTATATAGCGAATAAAATTTTTCTACCGAAGGAGAATTATTTAAAACCTCTTTTAATTTAATATTGTCATCATAACTTGGTTTTTTAACACCTTCTAACATTCTTTCTACTTCTTCAATTGCTTCTTTTTGATTGTTAATTTTTACAGTAAATGCTGCCTTTGTAGCACCTTTAGTAAAATCTCTATCAACCTTTAAAGCATTTAATTCATTTTTAGAAGTAATTAACATATTACGGTATTTTGTATATTCTTCTTTATCATAGGTTTCTAACCCTGAAGGATTAGCACCTAAATTTTTACCATAATTAAATGTTATTTTAACTGTACTACCGTCTTTGTTGGTTTGTGTATGAGTTTTATCTGTAAATGTTTTAGGTGTATAAACACCATCCTCTACTGAAGCATAATATCTATTTTGGTTTAGTTCCCCTAAAGATGTATCAAGTAATATTTCTATTGCCTGTTTATTAATTCTATCAAAGGTAGCCTTATTAAAATCAATATCTTCTTTATATCTTTCTTCCCAATTTCTACTTGTTAGCATCCATCTTAATAAACCTGCTCTAACTCTTTTTTGTTTATTAGTATGCATATCTCCTTGAGGAATTAGAAATTGATAAAAGAAATTCAAAGCAGATTCTACATTCCACAATGTACCCATTTCATCAAAAACTCCCCTAAAAGGAGGTACTTCTGTTGATTCTGTCATACTTTACACCCCCTCAAGAGTGTAAAACAAACATTTCTAAATCAGACCAATCTGAACATTCAATTCTCAAACCACTTGTACAAAGAATACCATCAGTATAATGATATTGAATTGTCGATGATGGAGTAATTACATATCTTGCTATTAAATTAGTTGTTCCTGTTCCTGTATTATCTGCATAAACAGATACTGTTCTTGAATCACTAACTGTACCTGTTGGACTTAAAGTATATCCATTGTATACACAAGGACTTGCTGATTGAACATTAGTATCGCCTGTTATTCTTGTACTTTGAATTCTTCCCATAGTTAAACACCTTTCGTTAAAAAGAAAGGAGGGAGTCGCCACTAATAAAAGTAGCGACAACCCTCAATTCAATTTATATTGTTATTTATTTACTCTTCTTCGTCAGCAAGCAAAGAAATCAGTACAGATTTGTTATCAAAAGCCTTGTATTCAAGACCTTTTTCATCACAAAGAGCCTGTAATTCTTTCTTTGTTAGTTTGGATAAATCAACCACTTCATCAACAACTTCTATTGTTTCTTCTACAACTTCTTCAATTGTTTCTTCTACAACTTCTACTGTTTCAGGAATTGTTTCACCCTCTATTTCCCATCCTTCAGCACCTGTAACTTTAAGTACGGTCTGTGGATTTGCTTCTGTCCAAACACCTTGATAAAATTCTTTACCATAAAGGCGGGCAAAACCTAAAGTGTATCTAATTTTAACCAATTAAACCACCTTAAATTTGTCCGTGTACTCTTACTTTAACAACAATATCTGTAATGTCGCCATCTGCTGCTGCATTTGTTCCATCATTTGCTACAAAAATTAGTGCAAAAGAATCATTACTTTCATATTCACCTGTATTATTTACTGGATGACCACCAACTTCAACACTAACTTGTAATGAAGAATGAGTGCTTTGTCCACCTATTGATACATGGCTTATTGTACTTAGTCCAAAAGAACTTGCTTGTATTACTTCTCCACCTGCTGTTGCGGTTGTTACATTAATATATCCATCTACAACATATTCTGTTCCTACAACTCTCGGTGCATCAGAACCCAAATGGTCTGCAAATAATCCTACTGTATGTGCCATTTTTAATCACCTATTGTTTAATTAAAAACCTCAAGATAGGTTAGTAATCTTTCCTTGTGCTTTCAAATATGTACAAACAACTTCACCAATGGTACGATACATACCCTTGTTTCGTAGACCATTTACTGAAAATGGGTCACCCGAATCAATACCGGTTTCAAAATATTCTGTTGGCTTCAAAGTAGCAAAGTGCAAATGGTCAGTATCAAGAATGAAAATATCACTCAATCCAGCACCTGTTCCTGTGCTTCCCATTTCCTTACAAGGAATAATAGGAATGTCATGATAAGTAGCAACCTTAAATCCAACTTCTCTACCCTTTACACCTTTAATACCATTTACTGTTGGTAGTACTTCGGTTCTTCCCATGAATCTTTCTTGAGATTGTAGAAGTTCTCCCAATGCTTGAATTGTATCATATCCTGTTAGAATAACCTTTGGTGAAGCACCACGAATTTGCAATTCTCTTAGAGCAGTATTTAGCAAGTTAAGAGTTAGTGGTCTTCTTGTTGTTGCATCAGCAGAAGAATCTACAAAAGCATCCATCCAAGTATTATTAGCAGCATTTGTTCTATCTTTTCCATATAGAGTCTTCATTTCTGTTGGTAGCGCACCTGCAAATAGATTTCCACCATCAGCCGCTTCCAATTCTGCCTTACTTGTTACAATTTCATAAAGAGATTTAATATTATTTGCACCTACATAAGTACCTGAACCATTAGTCTTAGATTCCAATGGAGTTAGAAGCATATGATTCATCATTTCAGCGTGGGTTACACCAACTTCTTCTCTATAAGCGGCCATAATATCACCAATTCCATCATCAATCTTTGCCATAGCAGCAGCCAATTCAGAAACTTCAAATTGATGTGCTATTGTTTTAGGAGAAACATAAAGTGTTTCATACTTTGGTGCAATTGGGGCAAATGCTGTTGCATCATTAGTAGTAAATGAAGCGTTTTCTTCAACACCACCAATCAAATCTTCTGTTAGAGAACCTTGATTTGTTCCACCTGCAATATTAAGAATATCACCTTGACCACCAATTGCTCTTTCAATCATGACTCTCCAGCCGCTTGACTGATATGGCTTTTTAGGTAGCATAGCGAATGCATTAATTTCACGGTTTAGCATAGACCAAACTTTTTGACCATAAACCAAATTGTATAGAGCATTAGGGCTAAAAGCACCTGAGTTAGAATCCGAATGAATACCTCTTGTAACTCCTACTCCACCTGTTTGTCCTGTACTTGCCTTAATAAGACTGTTTCCACCAAAAGAACCGTATGTTGCTCTTTCTAAATCTGCTATTGTTCTAATTTTTAAACTCATATTTTTCACTTCCTTTTTTTTAATCCTTATTAGGATTAGCCTTGTACCTCATTAACAAGGTCATTAATTTCTTCCCAAGACATTTCACCAATATTGTCCATCTTTGAAATTACATCATCAGATAGTCTTGAGGTTGCTTGAGTAACTTGCTTTGCAATTACTTCATTATTTGATTCAAGAGATTTGCGAAGTTGTGCAAACTCATTTTTTAGAGCAGCAACTTCAGCACTTGCGTCATAGTTTTCTTTAGCAATCATGTCTGCTTCCATCTTTAGTTCAGCATTGTATCTTGCTTCAAATTCATTCTTAATCAAATCATATGCTCTTGCTTCTTCTTGTTCAGCCTTAAATTGTGCATATGCCTTTGCTACATTTTCTTCACTTAGGTCAAGTGTATCAAGTGTTGCTGATTTACGAGCAATAAATTCACTAAATTCAGAATCAAATCTTCCTGTTAGATTACTTTCGCCCATTTTTTGTCCTGTTGCATTGTGCCCATAAACAATAGAATCTGCTGCTTTCTTTTCTTTTGTTTCATCCATATCTTCTTCATCATCAACTGATTCAGCCTTATATGACAAATCTTCTTCATCATCTACTTTTTCGGGCATCATTTCTTCTTCACTCATCATTTCGGGTTCTGCCATAGATTGCTCATCATCAAAATCTTCCTTAACTACTGAGTTGTCAATTTGATTTCTTAGTTGGCCTACAATGTCTTCAAACTCGCTTAATGCTTTACTAATTTCGTCGGTCATTTTTTCACTTCCTTTATTTTTGTTTTCCTTCACAATTTCAAATTTGGCTTCAGGGTTTATTCCTTCTTCACAAATTGTAATCTCATGGAGTTCTAATTTATCTATTTCTTTGTATGTTCCTATATCGGGGTCGTGAACATTATGCTTATTAATAGCCTGTCCACCGATACTAAATGAACGAAGTTTGCCTCTCTTAATATCTCTTGCTACTTCTTTCGCTTTTTCAATATCGTTCCTCATTTTTATAACTACAAAGAATCCTGTATCGTCGCAACCTGTTTTTAACAAGTTACCTTTTGTATCTGTATAAGAATCAATTACTTCTCCTACTTGTACATTTGAATGAGTAATCATTACATTTTTATAATCACTCTTCATAAATTTATCAGCCGCATCATTTAATGCTTCCAATGTAATTAAATCATTTTGTTTGTCTACTACATCAACAGATGCATAACCAGCGATAACTAAATCTTTCCCTGTACCTTTTAGTACGGCAAATTCAGAACCACTTGAATAATGATTACCTAATCTCATAGGTTTAACCTTAAGAGAACTCATTGGTAGTATATTTGTTTTTTCAACTATATAAAGGATAACCCTTAATCGTTAGAATATGTAATAGTTTTATATTTATCTTTATCTAAATTCCACATTCCTTCATCACTATCTTTATCGGTTGGTTTAGTTTCATAACCTGTCCATGCTATCCATCTATTTTCTCCTAATATCGGAACTACTCTAATATGAAATTTACCTTTATACATTTTACCTTCTAATAAATATTCATGATAACCATCTCTTTGAGCACCTAATTTTATTTCTCCTTCATCTAATAATTTATCTTTATCAGGCTTTTCATCTATTTCTGCTAAAAATTTAGTGGCTTTACCAAATAATTCATAAATATCTTTTGTATTATCTTGCTCTATTCTCCAAGCAAATGTTACACCCTTTGTATCATAAATAAAATTTAAATCACCATCTTCTCTTTTCCAAACTTCGTATCTATCTTCGGCCTTTCCTATTTTATTAAAATCTGATTCTGGTAATTTAACTAATGTTTTTTCATCATAATAATAAACTTTAGTTTTTTCATTATACAAAATACCAAAAGCCTTCGCTCTTTCATTAACCCACTTAATTAAATCCTTATCATCTTTTTCACTAAACATTCTTTTAACAATATCAGGTGCTCTTTTATTTATTTCTTGTATTAATTCTTTTTTAGACCTATCTTGCTCATTAACTATTTGAGAAACTACTGTCATTAATTTACCACTATCTTTTTTGTAAAGCATTCCTAATTCGTGTTTCCATAAATCAATATCTATAATAGCATTTTTAGCCATTAAATTATCTTGATAGAATCCCGATAAAACAAAACCGTCAGTATCAATACTTGTATTTAATTCTACAATACCATGTATATTATCTGTTATTGTATATGATTTTTTTAGTGCTTCTAAATTATAATCTGATGCTGATTTTTTATTATCTTTAGATAAAAACTCAAGAGTAATAATTTTTTCAGGTTCGGTAACTTCAGGCTTTTCTATAACTTTAGCACTATAAACAGAAAAACCTGTTTTAGTTTTCTTTACTTCATCAACTTTAACTCTAATAATTTTACCTATTTCAGATTTAATTTTAGTATTAAGTGCTTTACCTACTACAAGATAATCTCTATTATTATATTGTTTAATAGGTTTAAATTCTTCATCACCTAATGGGCCAGCACCTAATGTATAACTAAATGTTCCATTTTTATTCTTTCTAATATCTAATACAAGTAAATCTAAATCTACAAACTTTTTCCATTTTACCCATTTAGGATTTTTCTTTTTACCTACTATATATGAAGATTTAGAATCTTTTATCATTACACCTTCTGAAGTAGGATTTTCCATAATAATCTTAGCATATTCTTCAATCTCTTCTAAAGAATCAGCGAATCTTGTATTAGATTTAGTTGGGAATTGTAAATAACTATCAGATAGTTTTGTAAATTCACCCATTAATAATCTTAATCTTTCTTCAAGTTTATTTTTCCAAATATGTTCTCCCCTCAATCTCATTATATCAAAAACATGTACTTTTAATTCAAATGCTGAATCATCTTTTTTTGAATTAATATAAGAAATAGTGTCTGCTCTATGTAACGGTTCGTCATTTTCATAAAGAACTACCTCAGCATCTAATACACATTCAGGAAAATCTTCATTTTTCATTATCTTAATTTGTCTATCAAATTTATTTGTAATATCTCTATTATTATAAGAATATACTTTTATTGTATCTGTTTTATGGATTTGAATTCTCATACCATCATATTTTTCTTGTACTACATACTCACCTGTAAAACCTTTTAATTCTTTCATATCGTCTATTTCAAAAATACGGTACATTGGTTTATTAGGTATAATAAAATTATTTAGTGTATCTTTTTCTTCTTTCAACATTTTAAGTATTCTTTTTGTATCTGTTAATTCTTGCCATTCAGCAGGACTATGCTCACTTGTATAAACTTCATACAAATGTTCTCTTGCCGCTTGCATTTTAGATTTTAATCTTTTAATATTAACTTCTTCACCGTAATTTTTTTCTAACCATTCAAAAATTTCTTTGTCTGTTAAATCTAATCCTACAAAACCTTCAGTAAAATTATCTTCTAATTTACCAAAATTTTGCCAAGTATCTAAAGAACCTCTACCCTCTCTATACGCCCAATGTAAAAACATAGCATAAATTTCTTTATTTTCTAATAATTTTTTAGGTAATTCAGCACCAAATTTTTTCCTAAAAGGGTCTTTAGAAAACGAAGATTGCTCTTGAATATTTTTTAAATTTTCATGTATTCTTTTTGCTTTAGCACCTTGCGGGTCTTTTGCTTCTTCACTATATAGTAAAGATTCAGATAGTTTTTCCCTTAGTAAATCCCCAATAGGTTTAGGACTATCCCATTTTTCTTGTAATCTTTCAATAACAGTTTCCCATTCATCTTTATAATCTTTAGGTCTTTCTCTTGCACTAAGATATGCAATTCTAACTTTATCATAAAGTATTCTAATTTCCCTTGATAGTGGGTCAATTCTTCCCGTAACAGGCAATATCAATCACCTATCTCATATCAGAAGGCTTTTGTGCTTGGGAAGCAGAAACTCTTGTAGTCATTAAATACTTTCTAAGTTTATTTGCTGCTTCTTGTAATGATGCTAATAGAGCCTTTCCTTCAGATGTACTCATAGGGTCTGCTTTATTTGTTATATCATCTTTTACTTTACTTGCAGCCATACCACCTGCTACTAATGCTACTTGTGGTAAAATATTTTCAATTTCTTCTTCATCTTCTTTAGAAATAGAACGACCTGTAAAATCTCTTGAGGTGTTTCTTGTTTTAACAAATCCTTTAGAAATAGTTTGTTCAATAGGTTTAGCAGTTGCTAATCTAACAACATCAACCTTTTCTGCTTTCTTTTGACTTGGAGTTGTAGGTTTTGTATTAGGGTCAATATTACTTCCTAAATGATTAGAAAGCAAATTTGCTAATTCTACTAATTGTGTTAATACTGCGGTTGTTCTATCATCCCCATGACTATGTACTGAATAGTCAAAAGTTACTTCTTGTTTTGCATCCCATTCCATTATTGTTCACCTGCCATTCTTACTACTAATTCATCTATTTCCGACCAATCCATTTTTGCTATTGTATCAGCACTTGGTACTCTACTTGCACTTTGTATTGATGGTTTTATTCCGTCTACTTTAACAAGACCGGATTTAAGCAATACATTATCTGCATTGTATACGGTTGTTTCTAAAGTCTTTATTCTTTCTACTAATTCTTTTAATAATAGTGTTAATTCTTCGCTCATTTTTTATCACCTAATTTTGGATATATCATTTCTCTTAATTGCTTGTATAATCTTTCGTAGTCTTTTCTTAATCTTGCTGCTAATTTTACTACCTTAATATTCTCATCTTCTAACCTAAGAATCTTTTTATTTAGTTTTTTATCTCCCTTAACAACACCTAAAGTTTTCAATACTCTAACAAGTTCCGATAACTTAAGGAAATCGTGCCCGAAGTATTCTGTGGGGTCTGCTATATTTAAAATTGCCTTAACCTTTTTCTTTTGTTTATTGTTTAAGGATTCTAAAATAATACCTACATCTTCTTTAATAATGATGTCATCCTCTTCACCCATTACTACCAACAAATTATCAAGTGACTTTTTAGTTTCATCTAAGTTTCTTCTAAGTAAGAGTTTTACGCCTGTCTTCTTTTGTTCTCTTTTAGGTAAAGTTGGCTTTGAAACCATAGGTGTCAGATATTTTACTTCTACTACGGGTTTTTCTTCTTTAAATAATCTTGATAATATTTTAGTTGAAGGGTACATACTTATAAAAGTACTAATAATATAAGATAAAACAGTTTCACCTTCTATTTTTTCACTAACCATTTCAATAATGTCATTTTCTATGGATTTTAATTCTTGAGCATTTCTTCCTGCATATTTTGTACTTAGAGATTTACCTCTAACAATATCTATTAAATCTTCAATAATATCAGTTCTTTCTTCCATAGTTTTATATTTTCTCATAAGTTTGCCAAAAGCAGGCCCTAATCTAAAATCAATAGTGCCTGTTTCAGTATTTACAACAATGTTTGATTTAATAGCCTTAACTAATTTAGGTAGAGTGTCTTCTTTAAACATTTTTAAACTTAAAAAATCAGAAGCGGCTGAATCACCCTTTGTTTCCATAAGACCATCTCTTATACCTTGCACAAAATAAGCAAAATTTTCGGGGTCTTCTTTGTTATCTAATTTGTAATGCCTTTCCCATACATTTCTATAAAGAGATTCAAGAGTACCCAAAGGTTTTACTTTAGGATATTCTGGTAATTGTCCCACAATTTTTTTAATATATTTGGTTTTTTCATCTTCTGGTAAATCTTCCCATTTATCTAAACCTTTTGTAAATCCTGATTTTTCAATCCAATACATAGGAATATCTCTAAGAATAGTACTATTGTACCAAGTGGGAATTCTTAAATCTAATTTTTCAAAACCCAAAAAATAATCAGTATTTTTTATTTTTAAACTTTCTGTACCTGCGTATTTAATAGAAATATGCTTCCTAAATATTTTTGATTTTCTTCCTACTTTAATACCTTCAGATTTTGCTTCAGCAGCATTAGGAGTTATTTTTGAAGAACGACCAATTTTCTTTTCTCTTTGTTTTTGTTCTTTTTCTAATTCTTCTAAAATTTTATTTAATTTATTTTTATCTTCAGAAGATAATTCTTCTTCGCTTAAAAATTTCTTTAGTCTTGGAATAGTTTTACTATCAGTATATTTCAAACTTCCTACAAAATCGAGTAATTTAGTCATGTTTCTGTAATCTTCAGGTCTTGTATTTACGGTACTTTTCATCCAATCTTCTATAAGAATATCTATTTTACTTTTTTTGTCCCTACTACCCATAAGTTTTTTAAATTTTTCTTGTGCCTTTTTCCATTTTTCATCAAAAATTCTTTTATTTCTATCTTTTATTCTTTGTCTTTCTAATCTTTGAGGTTCTCTTTCGGTATTTATTTGCCTTTGTTGTTCCATTCTTTTATCAAATTCTGATAGTCTATAATCCTCTAATTGATTTTTAACATCCTTTACAGTTTCATTACTGTGATTGTCTTCAATATATTGAGTAATTAATTGTGTTTCTAAATTTTCTAAAGGATATTTTTTAGCAATATCTTCACCAAGTCTTTTATTTAATGATTTTATCTCCGCTTCCATTTGTTCTCTTCGCTTTACTGCACCATAACCTCTTGTAGAGTCATCCAACTTTGCATATTTTTCTTCTATTTCTTCATATCTTTTCTTATATAGACTATTTGGATAATTAATTTTTTTATCTGCATATCTTGATTGACGAATAGCGTTTTCTATCGCATTTCTTTTAGCAGAAACAAAGTCCATCATTTCTTTTATTTCTTTGTCAGACAAAGCCTTAATAATATAATCACTATCTACTAAAATATAGTAAAGTCTTGTATAAAGACTCTTTCGTAAATTATCTATTAAGAATAAAGATTGCATATTTAAACTTCCTTCATCTTCTTATTTATTTTTGGGCCTCCTGTAATAAAACCCGGAATTGTTTGTTCATTCTGCCCTTTATTTACAGGTGGGTGTTCTTGAACTCCAGCAGGTACTGTATTAACAGTTTTTTTTGCTGCCTTTGGTTCAGTATTTACTTTTTTTCTTAGTGCATCTATTTTTGCTCTTGCTTGTTCTAATTTTCTATTAATTATATCGTTATTCATTTTAACCAACTCTCCTTTCTGTTCTTCTATCAACATTATTATTTGCTGCTTCTTTTGGTAATCCTGTATTTCTTTTAGGTGGCCCAACACTCATAGAAGGTTTATTTCTTGTTTCTGGTGCAATAGAACCGCCCTGTTGTCCTAATAATTGTTGTTCTTGTAATTGTCCTAATTGACTTGCATCTATATCTGTTCCTGCATATGGGTCTGTTTCTAATTTAGTATCTGATTTGCCATCCATAGGTTTATCTTTTTCTTTAGGTGGTGGTTTAGAATATATGAAATTACCGTCTTCATCCATATCTACTTCAAAACCTAAATTTTTAATTTGTGTAGCAAGATTAATTTCAATTTCTCTTCTTCTCAAATCGGCTACATTATCTTCTTCTTCTGAACGCAATAGTTTAAGTGACCAGTCAGTAATACCAAACTGTTTTAGTAAAAATGGAAATAGGTATTGATTATATACATTTTGTGCTAATTCTACTGAACGATTAGTTACAAGAATCTGCATACCTTCATTATTTAATCCACCACTTGTTGAAGTATCACCTTGAAAGATTTTGCTTACACCATAAAAAGCACCTATTCTATCTCTTAGGTCATCTTTAACATTTATGTAATCCATTTCTTTTAGAGTATTCATAAATTGTACCCATTCAATACTACCTTTACTACCGCCATCTGTTTCAATACCCATAATAGGAATATAGTGTGGGTCTTTTTCTAACTTTTCTTTGACACCTTTCCAATATTTTACAAGTGATTCCATGTTATTAGTTTGTACAGCAAGAATACCTCTTGGTGCTCTTGCTTTTGTATAAGATGTATTGATATAATTTTCCATAGCAATTAATGTTGTAATATGACTCCATAGAGTTAGAATAGGTGAAAAGCCATAAAGCCTTGAAGGGTTATACTTACTTAAATGCATAACTTCTCCTTCTACAAAGTATTGGTCTTTACCATGTACTCTATTAATATAATAAACAGGTTGTAATTTACTACCACAATGAGGACAAGGACTATCATTATTGTCAGCATAAATATCTCTATGTGTTACACAAGTGTAATGCGCTTCACCTCTATCTCCTTCTTCATCAACATCAATATACATTGTTAAAGGGTCGCCTCTATAAATTTCTTTTATTTTATGTAATGCTACATTACCTTGATTATCTAAATAATATTCTTTAACTAATATTAGGTAAGCATCATCAGCAATATTTAAATCTGATTCTAATTCTTTTAATACATCAATAAATTTTTGCTCAGAACGATTAACATACCCTTCAAAGAATTTTTTTGCATATTCTATTTGTGCGTTAGATGGGCTTCTTAATTTATTACTATTACAATTTCTACAAACATCAGTTTCTTTTTCATGTGTTGTACCGCATTCTTCACATATTTTATAAAACGATTTTTCCCATTCATAACCTCTTCTAAATATTTCTGTCTTTAGTTGAGTAATACAAGTCCTAACTATTGTTGATTGATTAGCAACATCATATAAAACAGGCCCAATAATATGTTGAACATTTCTTTTTTCTTGTATTCCTAAATTGTATACTTCTTTAGCAAGTGGGGTCGGTGTTCTTCTTCTGACAAATTTACCCAAGTAATCTCTTAAACCCATCAAACCACCCCACTTTCAAGACTATCCATCAATTGCATCTTACAATTATCATGGTATTTAACTACTACTTCGGGGTCTATATCATATTTCTCAAATTCTTTAGCACCTTGACCTCTTGAATCTTTCCAATTTTCATACTTAATTAGTTTAAATATTTCTTGAAGTCTTGGTTTTGCCCAATCTGTTTTCTTATGATATTTTTTGATTCTAATCGCCTCTTGTATTAATTTACCTTGAGCCTTCTTCATTCTTAAATGTGGTAAGCATTTTTCTAATATAGCACTAATATCATTTTGACTGTAAAAATTTAGTCTATGTTGGCTTCTATTATTATCTCCTACCTTTTGGTCTAAGTGAAGTCTACCACATTTTAATTCTTGTTCTAATTCTTGAAAAAATGCTTTACCTCTTTGACCCGTAGCAATCATACCTACTCTCGGTGCTGTTGATGAATCCATAGTAATAAAACCATCTGAATCAATAAAACCTGCTACATAAGAATATAAATCTTTTTTAATTAAGGGTTTAACTAAATAATATTCATTATCTACTTTAGTGGCATCTATCTTCATTAACATTTTAGAAATAGACTGTGGTGTTGATATTTTAGAATGACCATCTGATAACCTTGAATGTATTTCATTGGAAGATAAGCCTTGATTATTACATAAAATTTCTTTAACACTTTTTTCTATCATTTCTTTTTTACCCTTTCTAATAGATTGATGCGGAATATCTTTAAGTATTTTTCTTAGTTCTTTTTTACTTTCATTTAAAATAACACAATGCTTTGAGTATTCTGTACCATAATCCAAACTTTTCTTTTCTAAATCACTTTCCCACATTTTACAACAAAGTTCTATAATTTTAGTTCTTGTTTCTCCGTCTTTTATATTATGCAATTTTTGAATATGTGATGGGCTATACCCCAATCTACTAAATCCTGATTGATACGGCTTTAACCAATAAATTGAATCTAAACTTTTCTGAACATAATTTTCATATGCTGTAATTAAATAATCTATCCCTTTAGATAATTTATCTTTAGAATCTCCTTTTAATTTTCTTCTCATACCTCTTAATTCTTTAACTAAATCAGGAATATTCTTTTCAGCGACAATTGGTTCTACGGGTAGTTGTGTAATATAACTCGTTGCTTCAGATAAATTAATTTTTAGTGTTTTAGAAATTTCTTTTAATATCTCCACTTCATCTCCATATTGTGTAGTAATCCATTTAGATACATTTGATTTACCAAATGTTTGTTTAAGTTTTTCCTTAATAGGTTTAACAGATTCTTCTAACATATCTTGTTGTTGTTTAACCCTTTTGATTTCTTCAACATTTCGTTCTAATTCTTCAACATCAATTTCATCTTGTTTAAGTATTAATACCAAAAAAGCCACCTCCCTTACTCGGTGTAACAGTAGGAGAATTAAATAGTCCACTACTGTCAATGTCTATAAATGCATCGCTAAATGTTTTTGTTGCATAATTGGCTAATGCGAGAGCAATAACTATATCATCATGTGCGCCTACACCTTCAATTTTACCATGTGCATTAATACCAAAAGCACCTAATTCCTGTACTATCATATCTGTAACTGCTCTTGATTTTTCATTTTGTGTAGGTAAAATAAGTTTTCCATTGTCAATATTCATCTGTAAATTTAAAATAATCTCTTCCTTTTTCTTTCTACTCATAGTAAATTCTTTAACAGGAAAATCTGATATGTTTTTTAATTCCATAGCAAAAGCCTTAGCAAAGGTATTAGTTTCTATCATAACAATTTCAGGTTTATATCTTCTACACAATTCCATTATATGATTAATATGTTCTCGAAAGTCAAGACCCTTTGCTCTAAACATATGTACTACCTGCTTATTCATATTATCATCAACCTCTAAGACCATCATTACAGTATAGTCACCATTTGCAGAAATAGCAGGGTCATATCCTATGTAATATCTATAATCATCTCTCGCAACTCCCTCAAGCGAAGCATAGGGATTTTTACAGGCTTTGATAGCATCGGGGGCAAAAAGCATAGTATTTGTACTGATAGGAACACAAAGATATTCTCTTGTAAATTTAGATGAACCTATTTCTACTTTTCTTTCTTCGAGCATTTCTAAACTCCAACGATTAGGCCAAAGTGCTGAACCATCTTGTTTAATTGCAGGGTATCTCTCGACATTGTATGCGGGGTTTTCTTCCAATTGTACAAATATGTCTGTATAGGTAAATGGAGTTCCAACCATTCTTAGAGAAGCAGTATGGTGAAGTGTAGGAATCATATCTCCCCAAAACCAATCCGTAACTCTTTGAATAGCCGTCATACTAAATTCTTTTAGAGGGTCATCAATAATAATTTCTTGAGGGTGTAGACCACGAATCTGAGAACCTACTGAACGCTCTAATATTTCATTACCATTAGTTAATCGCATAGCCCCAACAGCCCAACCACCTCTCGGTTTAAACTTCTTTAATTGTGGAATATTAGTGAACATTCTATCTATGTCTTTCATATGTACCATTGTCTGTTTATGGTTAGAAGAAATGTAAAGCATTTGATATGGCGGTTCTTGAAAACATAATTGATAAACACACCATGAATGGAAAAAAACTGATTTTCCGTGGTCACGACTACAAATAATTACTGTGCGTGAAGTATTATTTACAAGGTCTAACCATTCCTGATGAAAATCTGCTAACTCATAACCTAATACCTTTTCAAAAAAATAAGGAAAATTGTCTTTAGACATTTCTAAATCCATTTCTGTAAGTAAATCCATTACCTTCACCTACCTTTTATTATATCCCATGCTTTCTTCATAGCAATATTTTCATTATAAACAAACCAAGTTTTACCTGTTCCTTTTATTTTATTTAAACACCATTCTGGGATATTTTCAGAATTTTCTACATATCCTCTATTTCTATAATATTCATGTGCTGTTGATTTTAATCCTAATAAAACTAAAAATGGTACACCCTTTTCTTTAGCGAGTTTTTCTACAACATTATTTCTTTTATTTCTTAAAGCAGAATAAACACCATTTCCTCTTAAATTTATAGCATTACTACCTTCTTTTGTTACAGCAAGGCCACCTAAAACATAAGAACCTTGTTCTATAATAACATCGGAATGTATACCATAACCACAATAGCCTGCTAATTTACCTTCATATTCTTTAGGGGTTAATATCGTAGCAATAAAAAATACCCTATTTGGTGAAGTAAATGTAATTGCACTCATATCACCTCTTGACTTTCTTTCATAATTCCAATCTTCTTTGAACTTAGAAATATAAACTGATTCACTAACAGTTGCGGGTTCAATCTTAAATGTTATTTTCATCTAAATAACCCCTTAACTTTATACACTATTTCGGTTGATAAACCTAAATTATTTGCTATATCATTAAAGGAAGATTGACTTTTAACTATATTATAAATATCTATACCATATAAATCAACATTATTTTCTTTTTCTATTAGATTAACAACATATTCTATATCGTCTATTTCTGAAATATCATATCTTGCATAGTATATTTGTTCCCCATTCATTTTTCTAATCATATCTGTTGCTTGAAGCATAGCATGGGTTATCGGCCCTGTTAATTTTAAATCACTACTTTTTAATCTTTTAATTAATCTTTCGTTTTGTGTTTTTATACCTTTAATTGTTGATTCGGCAACAAATCTTTCCCATTCTGGTGAATCTACTAATCTAATTAGGCTTTCAACAGAAGCCCCTGTTTCTTCTTGTTTTTTATTCCAATAAGGTAAAGGTTCTCCCATAAATTCTATTTCATTCAATTCGCTATCACTTTCAGTTGCCTTAGCAATTTCGTATAAAGTATCACCAAACATAATTGTTGTATTATCTATAATATCCGGCATTCTAACATTATCATCTTCATCAACAATAGAATCTACATGAGAGAAAAATTTTGTATAAGCATCAACAGCATCTTCAAATTGTGTATTCAAACTATCGCTGTAATATAATTGTTCTTTTACAGATAGTTTATATAAAAATGAATTTATTTTAATGTAATCATCAAGTTCTACAATAGGTTCAGACCCTGCCGTAATAGCCCTTCTTGCCATACTTACATTACTACTTTGTAATATCTTAGGAAAATCTTTAAATTCTTTAGATGTATAGAATTCAGGTAAATCATCAAACAATACATTTTTACTTGTTAGAGGTTTAATAATATATTCTTCTATCAATTTTATTAAAGGTTCTATTTCTTTCATTCTTTCTATATTTGCTTCTGCTAATCTTGTTATTGTTGGTCTTGTGATACCGCCTAAAAATTGATATTGTGTACCTGTACCTTTACCCTTTTTACCACCAAATTTAGGTTGATAGGGGCGTTCTAACAATTTTTCTACTTCTGATTGCAATTCAATAAACGAACCAACATTACTAAAGAAATTTTTAATATTATCATTAACAAATTTAGAAGCCTCAGAATATTTATTAAATGTTTTTTGTTTTGGGCCAGCACCATTTTCATAATAAAAAATTGTAATGGCTACACTTAAAGAATCAAAATATTCTATGGTTTCATTATTATTCATTAAAGGTAAATAAAATTCATTTCTTTCTATCATTGAATTAACTGCTCTTGAACTTTTATAATTATCCAAAAACTCATCTAATTGATTATCAACAATTTTCTTTAAATCTTTTGTAAATTTACCTAATTTACCCAAATTAAGTTTACTTTCTATTAACTCCTTTGCTCGACTTATAATTTCATCAGTATATTCTCCTGAAATATTATTATTATTAATTAGAATGCTAAATAATGGGTCTACAAATTTTTCAACCATAGTCCTATCAATCATTTCTTGTGCTTGTTCTATTTCTTCTGTCAAGTCATCACTAACAGTAGTATCAATATAACCTATCGGAACACCCGTATCATAATCAGCAAAAGTACCGGAAGCACTTTGTTCTCTTGCATCTGCATCACTCGAAGCATCTTTTAATTTTTCTTTTATTTCTTCAGGTATTTCTTTCCCTAACATATTAAAAAATTTCTTAAATAATTTCAATGCCATTCTTTCGTCAGACTCATCTTCTATTTTAACAGAACTAAATTTAACTATGTAAGAAGGAAAAATACTATTTGATGTTAGATTAGCAAATGCATCTTCGTAAGGATTACTTTCTTCCGCCTGTTCAATAACATTAACTCCCCTTTCTCTAAAGGCTGCTAATAAATCATCTTGTAGACCATCCACCGCATTAACCGCATCACTAAACTCATCAAATTTATTTTCTATACCTTCCCAATAATTATATATTTTTAATCTTGATTCAACTGGCATTACTGAAACATTCACTAAAGATTCTTCTAACAAATCTAAAGTTTCAAAAGATGGTACTTCTGCTCTTGTTAGTTTGGTATCAGTATCTCCTTTTTCTAATACTTTTAACAATTTTTTAAAAGATTGTTTTTCTTTATCTGTTAATAATACTAATCCTGTTCTTGGATTTTTTTCAGCGTTTAAACCTTCGCTTAATCTTTCAATAATCTCATCCTTGTTTTGCAAGCCTTCGTATGTTAATTCTATAATTCTTGAATTATCTATTGCATCTATTACACCTGCTCTAAACCTTTGTCGATTTGTAGTGGGTACTGCTTGTGCTATTGTCCTTTTATCAAACATAAAATAATCCAATAACTTATCTACATTAGGGTTTGTACCAAAAAAATATTTACCATCATCTAAGTAATCTCTCAGATTAGTCATTATTATTTCAAACTGTGTATCTGTTAATTCAAACCCTTCGCTTTCTAATAAATCTTTGAAACGCTCTTTTCTTGCATCAGACATCCTTTCTCTTGATGCTGCATTTAAGAGTTGTTCTCTTAATTCTTCAGATAAATCTTTCATGTCTATCATTTATTAAAACCCCTCAATAGCCTCTCTTAGTGTTAGTGTCTTGACCTTATCCATATTTAAAGATGGTTCTTCAGAAAAGTCATATTCTTTCTCAAAGGCATAATATTTTAGTTGTGCATCTAAATCTGTTTCATCAAACATAGATTCGTCTAACTTGTATGTTGTTTTATTAACTTTGATTTGTTTAGGTGGTTTAGGTGGTATTATAAATTTCTTTAACGCAAGGTAATCTCTTATACCTTTTGACCTACCACCTATTTTTATTCCTGAAGGTCTGTATTTATCGGTAGTATCTTCAGCAATCAAAATAATATTTTCCGCAATTTTTTCTGCAACTGCTTCTTTTAAATCCATCATAGCAAAGGATAATTCATCTTCTATATTTAACATATATGCCTTTGTACCAAACCATGATGATTTTAAATTATCATCAATAGAATCCATAGCATCTATATCGCTAAATATTTCCTTTCTATTTTCATCGTCATCGGGCTGTAAATCTATTTCTCCACCCTCTTTTTTAAATAATTCATCTATACCTTCAAAGAATTTTTCTAATGACATGTTAATATTTTGATTATAGTTTCTTAATGCAGAATTTGTTAAAACTTTCTTTATTACTGTAAGTAATGCTCTCATAGAGTCAAAAAATGTAGTTTCCGTTGAATCAGCAAAAATTCTACCTGAAGGCAAATAGCCTTTAAAGTCGCCCAATGTTCTAAGTCTTTCACCTTTATCTCTACCTTCTTCTGGGCCAAAATCAATATAATAATCAAAAAATAATGCTAATAAATTTCTTGAAAGTATATGTGAACGGAAAACAGTATCGCCACCTAAATTTTCTATAAAATCATTTATTTGGTTTGAAGTCTTAAAAGAATAATTTATATTCATAGCACCTTCAACATTAACAGGGTTCTGCGATGGGTCTAAAGTTTTAGAATCGCCCCCTTGATAAGAATCTTCTAATCTTCTTCTTGATTTAAGCCATGTTTCAAAAGATTTGTTCCAAGTTTCATCCCCACCTCTAACTTTACCTTTTAAATTATCTATCATCTTAGATTTATTTCTTCTAAATTCGTCGTAACTATCCCCTTTATTTTCTATAATTTCTTCTGCTTTAGTTTGCGAAGGTAATACTATATTAAATAATTCAAAGTCTTCTCCATCTGAATCATTTGCATTTTTCATTCTTTTATTAACTTCCTTAACAGCCCAATCATGTAGATAATCCTTTCTTCGTGAAGAAGGACTCATACCCTTTCTCGCAACATCTATATTTCTAACTAAAGCATTTATACCCATATCTCTACTTAATAACATATAGACTATTTCAGTAGTAGTACCTTTTAATGAAGATATAAAATCTATTGAAGAATTTGTTTTATTTAAATTATTAACCAATTCTATAAATTGTTGTTCTGTTAATGATTTGATTTTATTTACTAAATCATCAGTAATCAAATATTGCATAGACTTTCTTTCACCCATTACAATATTTCGTGAATCTCCTACTTCTCTTGTTACTTCTCTAAAGCCACCTTCTTGTTCGTATTTTCTACTTGGAGAAATCTCTTTACCTTCTCTTGTTACAAACTTACCCTTACCTCTTTTAACAGTAATATTTCTCATACCTTCTGTCGTGTATTTAAATTTATTACCTTTATTAAAGAACTCAAAAACCTTTTTATCAATATTACCTTTAACATCACGCTTACCTCTTAAATCAAAAACATTCTTTAAAAATTGTGTGTCAGGATTTTCTATTGAATCTTTGCCCATTCTATTAACCCAACCTCCTGCTCTTGACCAATTACCATCGGTTGAAGTATTAATAAAATAATGTAATGCGTACAACAATTCAACGGATGGTTCTGTTATCATTTTTTGATATAAAGCATTAAGAGTTTCAATAGTCCACTCTTGATTTGTTTTATCATCGGGTGAAACTAACTCCCCAAATGTTATTCCTCCTATTGTTTTATTTATTAGGGGGTTTTCATCTGTTCCTTTAAGAGCCTGCAATTCTTTTAATCTTTCTCCTACAATTCTAAGACTATCTTCTCTATCTTTACCTACTTTACTAAATCTACCTTCTATCATTCTATTAATAATACTATTAGGTGCATCTTCACCTTGAGCAATTTTATTGTATGCAGATTTTAATTGTGTAAGGGCTGTATCAATATTTTTTATTTGGACTTGTCCATGTACCTCTACTATCTCATCTATTTCTTTTTTAGAAGGTAAGTTACCTTTACTAAATTTTGTTTTGATAGCACCTGCGCTAATTATATTAGGTGTACTATCTTCTTTTAGAATTAGTTTCCAATTCATAGTACAACCTCACAATTGAGATTGTACCAAACCTACTACTACCAAAATAGAAGGAACTGCAATAAGAATTTGCTTTTTATATTGTTTAAGTTTAGCAAGAATCTTATCAACCTTTTTCTCACTAATAAGTCCTAAATCTTCTGCAATATCAAGGGCATCTTCTACTAAATCTTCTACATCTTCTACTGTTTCTGTTATTTCCTTTTCTGTTTTCGTCATTATACCACCTCAATAATCCCAATTTCTATCTTCTTTTTCAATAGGTTCTTGTGCAAAATTGTTTAATTCGTTTTTAACTTGCTGAAGTGTTTGTAATGATGCTTTCAAAGATTGATTTACTTTATTGTACCTAAGTTGTCTTTCAGCATCAGTTTGTGCCATGTTCAAATTAAGTTTGTAATTTCTAAATGCCTGATTCATTTTTTCACCTAAATCATTTATTTGTTTTACTATTTTTCTATACCTTCTACCTCTACCAAATATTTTCAAGTACCAAGGTTTTCGTTTATAATTTTCTTCTATTGACCTTGCTATTCCCATTAAATTGTTATATGCTTTTATCATACCCGTATCATCTTCACCCTGATATTTAACGCCTCTTTGACCCACTTCATTTTCATAATCAACTAACGCTTGCATTGTTTGTTGTGCCCATCTTCTTGCTATATTTAATCCTACCATTTGTTGTTCTTCGGATAATTCACTAAATCCTTCTTTTGGAGTTGGACTCTTTCCTTGAATAGGGCCTTGAGTACTTCTATTTTCAAGAGGTTTAACGCCACGCAATCGGTCTAAGTACATATCATTATCTCTAACTGGATTTCTGGGAGTAACAAATTCCATATCCCTAAAATCCAAAGGGGCTTTCTTTAATTGATTTTTCCATTTTTTCATTTTATTCACCTTGTATTGTTTCCATAGTGTTGCTATGAGTATTGTTTTCTGCTTCCATAGACATTTGATGTTTATGCTGTGCTTCTTCTAAACCTCTTCTATGTTCATATTCAGCAGGAACTTCTACAATTTCATTTGCTTGTTCTGCCTCCCATGTTCTAAGTAGAGTATTAAATGCGGGTGCGGCTATTCCCCCAATAATTGCTATCAAAGCAATAAAGCCATCTAAATTAGTTAGTACTACATCGGGCTTTACAATACCTGTATAAACAACAGCACCTGAAGCCAATAACCAAAGATAAATAGCGGGTAATACTGTTTTATTTACTAATTTATCATTAAATGATTTTTCTTTTTTACTCATTTTACATCACCTGTGTACCAATTAATATCGCTGATAAAGAACTTAATAAACCGAGTATCACCTTTTTCATTAAATCAAAACCTTCACCTATTAGATGATTTTGAGCATCTATTGATGTGGCTAACTCGGTTAGTCTGGTACTTAACTCTAACTGATTATCAGTTAATTTTTCTAAAAGCATTTCATGTCTAATAATTTTATCTTCCATATTATCCATTCTAACTTCTTGTGCTGTTGTCAAATTATTCATCCTCCAACTCGTAATAAAAATCATCTTTTCTATGAATATTTGGGTCAAAGGCTTCAGCCTTTTCTGTATGCCATCCAAACAAATAATTTTTTACAGATGCTGGTTTTTCAGTTAAACCCATTACTCCTAATTTTCTAATAAGGGCTTGTTGAACTTCTCTAACTGTAACTTTACCATCTTGAGAATTTACATATTTGTCAATTTCATCTCTAATTGCTTTTCTTGGTATTTTTTTCTTTGCTTTAGATAACGGTTCTCTATAACTATATGTTGTAGGGTATCTACCAGAAACTACAATATTAGTATTTTCTTCTAAAAATTTTCTAAGTCTTTTAGTTGTCATTTGTGCGGGGTATAAATATTGTAAATGTCTTTGAATATCTGCTATCGTTCTTTTAGGATTCATTTTAATAAATTCCATAATAGTATCTGTTTGTTTAGGCTTGGCTTTTCCGCCACGCTTTAAATTCTTTCTCCAAGATTCGTCAGCCTTCAATATATTTTTCCAACTCATTGTAATTCCTACCTAATCATCTTCAATATCACCATATTGCATGAGGTCATCTACCAAAACATGACCCAACGGTGCTTTATCCCACGAATCTTTTGATTCTTCAGGAACATCTTTTAAGTCTGCTTCTAATTCTAATGCTTCATCTTTAGTTAATTGTAAAACTCTTCTGTCTGCACCTATACTTTTATATTCAGCATAATTTTCTGCATAATCTCCAGCATCGTTATAGTATGCGCTATATAATTCATATATTTCTCCTTCTTTATTAACCCAAATAGGGTAATCCCAATCTCTTCCGCCCCATCTATTTACATTACTTCCTCGAGCCTTTAATATATTTTTCCAACTCATGATAATCTCTCCGCTACACTATCTCTTATCTCAGTCCATACTTCAGGATATTTTTCTATAAGAACTTTTTGGATAATTTCTACTTGTTGAACAACAACAGTTTCTTCTCTTTTATGAACTAATTGTCCTTTAAATTCTAACATATACTTAAGAGATTCTCTAATTTCTTTTGCTAATTTAGTTAATGAATCTATTTGTTTTGTACCTAATTCAGTATTTTCTAATAATTCATTTACTTTATTTTGTAGTACAGTTACATTACCTGATAACATATCTATTTCATTTAAATCCATTCTTGCAACTTCTAAAGCACCATGTTGTTGTACAATAGGCTTTAAATGTTTTTTCATATGTAATTGTATTTGTGCTTCTGAACAAGATATTATTTCTGCCGCATCAGAAACTTTCATCGTACCTTCACTAATTGCTATTTCTATTTCGGCTCTATTAGGATATGTACATACAGGACAAGAAGGGTTAGAATTATCGTGATAATCCCCTAAATGATTTTGCATATGTTTTTTAGAAGTTCCTGCCCACCAATTATTCTGCTTATCTAATTCATCACAAGTAATATTTCCAGCAAGTATGTCTTCTTCTAAACCATCACGGTCTTCGTGTTGGCATAATTTACAAGACTTTCTTACTTTCCTTGTCATTTAAATCAATCCCTATCTGTAAATGCGCCTCTTCCTTTTTTTCTATTATCTTTTCGAGTAACAGTTTTTTTATCTTCTTCGGCTAATGCTTTAAAATCTGCACCTGTAATTTTATGTTTAGGTTCAGCCGCTTCAGCAATTTTCTTTTGCTTAGGGCTTAATTTTTTTTGTTTTAATACATTTTTCCAACTCATTGTAATTTCTCCTTTAAATTTATTTTCTCTTTTTTCTTTCAAAACTAATCCGGGTTTTGCTGTTCCATCTTTAGCCTTTGGAGTTTGATAATTTTTCATTTCTTGTCCTAAAACTTTTAGAACCTGTACAATGGTTTTATTTAGAGCAAGATTATTTTTTGGAAATCTTAGTTTAACAGTTTTTAATTTTTCAACACCTTCAACCCTATCATACCCTTTAGCAAAATTAAGTAATCGGGCTTCTTCTTCATTTCTTATAGCATAACTTTCATTAGTAAAAGCAGCATTTAATCTATCTTTCATAGGTGCTCTTGATTTCCCTGCGGGATAAATATTAGGATTTTGTAAAACTTCTATAACTTTTTCTTGAACACTTTTTATTTGCGCTAATTGAATTGGCCCTTTTGAATTATTAAAGATAGCAATTCTATTACCATCACCCATTTTAATTTTATCTACACCTTTTAATGCTTTTTTTGCAATAAATAAAATACCGCCTTTTCCTTCATTAGTTTCTCCCACGCCTGTAATTGCTTGCCAAAGTGGAGGTCTTGCTTTACCTTGTGATTTATTAGTCCATTCATCTTCGTGTTTAGCAACCTTTAAATTTTTATTGGGTTTATTTTCATTAGCCCATTCTACATAATCATTATATGCTTTTGTTCTGTAATGCCCATAAACTGTATCTCTTACTATATCAGGTGCTTTAGGGTCATCAGTTTCGTTAAATTCTACAACAGTATTAAAAGGTATATTTCTTGGATTCCATTTACCTTTATCTCTTGTTAAAGTTTCTTCCATACCATCTATTGCTTCTTGTAATTGTAGTTTATGTTCTGTTTCAATTGTATCGCCATCAAGTATTTCTGTTAATGCTTCTAATAAAGCACCTAAACCTTCAATACTTCTTGCTTGGTCACGGGCAAAGGTAGGGTCACCATGATTTAATACTGTTTCTAAAACAGTTTTAGGTTTATTACCATCTTTACCCCCTACAATTCCCCACTCAGAACCTTTATTCCATTTTGTTTTCCAAGCATCATAATCTCCTTTAATTGCACCAATATCAAAATATTGGTCTACATTATCAAAATCTGTGCCTTCAAACTTACTCATTTTAATCACAACCACAAGGAGTTGTTTTATCTTTACATCTACTACAAGGTGGTTTTACTTCAGCGCATTCATCACAACATGGTTTATTTCCAAATGCTAAATTATGTATTGCTGGACTAAAACCTGCTTGAGAAGTTAGTGCTACACCATGCCCTTTAGATAATATAGATTGCCAGTTGAGTTCTCCTGTATAAGTATCGTTAGATTTATACTTGTCTTCAAATTTTTGTCTTTCTTCATCTGTCATTTCTCCTGATTGTATTTCGGGTCTATTAGCCATTTCTGTTTCAAAATTAGGGTCTTGGCCTAATTCTTCATATGTTGTTTGGTCTGCAATATCAGGGTTCATTTCCATTCTTTGTTGCATTTGTGGGTATCTAAAAGCAAAAGCAAAAGAAACAGCACCTGTAAATTCTTTAATTAAATTTGTCATTTGAGGTGAAGAAGTTAATTGTTGTAATTTAGTTTTAATAGAATTTTTAATTTCTGTTGCAGTAACATCGGGTGTGCCATCTGAATCTAAATCAAATAATTCTAATGATGCTTTATCTTGTGAAATAACATCTGTTAGATAATCATCAATATTACTTAATATTGATTCTATATCTCTTATTATTCTATTTGATGTGGCCGCCCACATATCTTCTGTAAATTCTTTAGGTACATCTCCTAATGGGTCAAGTTTTTCTTTGTCATATTCTTTTTCAGGAACATCTGCTTCATTAGTTGCCCTTATATTATTATATACTGAATCAAAAATACCAGTCATTAATTCTTCAGATATTTTTAAACCTGAATCATAAACCCTTTGGTAACCGGATGAAAGAGTAATTCTAAGAAGATTTGTTTCTTCATCGTTAAACTTAGGGTCTTTTGTGATAGCATCCATAAAACCTTCAATTACACTATCAATAATATCTTGAGTTATTTCTACACCTAATTCTCTAATTTTTGTTTTTACCTTTGTTGGTTTTCTTCTTATGTTAGCGAAGCCTCCACCTCTACCATCCATTTCTGTATATTCAGCCCCAATACTACTTAACATATCTTCCATTGTTGCTTCAAGACTAATTTTAAACCAATTGACTAATTCTGAAATTTTAGGGTTTTTCCTATCTTGTCTAAATTCTTCCATTCTTTTATCTCTTTCTTCGCCTTCTAATGGTTTTCCTTTTTCATCTCTTGTAATAGGTTGTCTATCTTCTCCGTATGGTTCTTCAATAAAACCATATCCCTGTACGAATTCTTCACCATCGGGTTTCATAAAACGCTTACCGTATTCATCCTCATCGTCATCTTTTAGAATATCTTTCCATGACATATTATTCACCTTTTAAATATCAAAATCCTTCTACTGGTAAATCATCATCATCCATTTGAGGCGGGTTATAAGATTGTAATTTAGCCTCTTCGGGTGACATTCCTCTAAACATCAATTCTGCTAAATATGCCGCTTCACGCTTCTGTTCAGCATTTAAAAAATCATCAAATTTCAATCCATGCCTTTCTCTTACTATTCGCTTTGCTTCTGTTTTTACCTTGTTTTTGAAACCTTTCGGTTTAAGTATTCCGAAGCGGTCTTCACCTTTTAGTATATCTTTCCAACTCATTTTTCTTCCCTCTTTAATGCTTTTGTTAAAGTATCTATAATATTCAAAGGCATACCTAATTCTTTTCCTTTTTTAGTAAATGCTTTAATAGCATCTTCCCAGTCTGTTATTTCCTTATTAGTTATACTTTTTAAATATTCTTCCCATTTCATCTAAAATCTCTCCTTAGAGTATCTTGCCAATTAGTAGACATTTCATTCTTTTTACTTGCACAATACATCCAAGTTTTTAACGCTTCTGCACCTGCTTTTTTGGCTATTGTTGCTACACTACTTAATAACGATGTTTTCATTTGGTCTATTCTAAAATATCTACCTATAATTTTATTTACCGAAGCCGTAGCAAAACTTCCCGGTCTCATTTGATTTAATTTTTTAAGTAAATCTAAAAAATTTCTACAATCTAAATTAGAAGGGTCTAATGTATAAGCAACATATTCTCTATTAAGATTATTTATACTTGGTATTTGGTCTTCTACTGACTTAATCCAAGAATCTTTTGCCAATTCACAGCAATCTCCTGCTGAACCTTCTAATACATCTTCCATATCATGTTCAGAATAAATAAATTCTTCTGTTTCTAATTCTCTATCAGGTTTGAAGTTTGGCATCCTTACCATTTAATCACCTTTTTTTACCTGTAACAAAACATTTTTTAGTTTTAGATTCTCTTTTATCTAATTCTTTAGATTTAGAATCAAACCAAGAATCAAGAAAATTGCACCTTGTCATAGTTTTCCCCTAATTAATTAAAAACTTAAACTTCTTTATAATAATTACTGTCTAATTATATTTATTAATTCTTCTGCCATAGCCCTTATATCTGCATCACTAACAGCACTAAGAAAATCATTTAACCAATCTTCAGCAATTTTTTTGGGGTCATCCTTAACCCCTAAAAGTAAAGTATATACCTGTCTAAATGCTAAATTAACATATTCATTAAATCTTAGATAGACAATAAAAGCACCGCTACCATCGTTACTTCTTGGGCCAATACCAATAAGTATATCTGCAATTCCACTTCTTTCATAATCCAAATCCATTGCACCGTGATATTTTCTATTATCTCCAAACCATATATCTGAATCTATAACGCCATCTTTTGTATTTTTAATCCAATCTAATACTTTACAAGCAATTTCTTCATCTTCAAAAGGTATAAACTGACAATACATAGTAAGACCTAAATGTTCAGAAAGTTTATTCATATGATTATCTGGTGTTAATATTACTTTAACACCGTATTCATACCCCGAACCTTCATATTTTAAATAATTATTTTTAAGAAATGAGTCGGATAAAACAATAGGTCTTAATTTGTCAATAGAACCGTCTTGATGTTTTAAAGAGGGGAGAAGGGCATTGTTAAATACATCAAATATTTTAGGTACATATGTTTTCATTTTAGCAGATATTTTTTTATGTATATTTAGTAATTCTTCATTACAATCTTTTTTAGGTGTTTTTTCAGGTAATGGTAATCTTGATGTTTTTACATTTTGACGACCAATTTGTATTTGATTCTTTTGTAATTTCTCAGTCCAATCCATAATATTCCTCCAATACATCCATTAATTTACTATCTAATTCAGCATTCCAATTTATATTTAAATCCATTTTTAATATATCTGAAACACGGCCATTAAATTGTAATGAAACAAAATTTACATTATCTATTAAATTTTCTAAATGTGCTTTTCCTTTAGATGTAATGCTTGGAAAACCTTCTTTTTTAAATCGTAAATAACCCTTCCCTTCTAATAATTTAACAGTAACTTCGCTTTTTGACCATTCATTAAAAAAATGTCGCCAAGCATCTGATAATTTCCATTCTCTTCTGCGATTCTTAAAAGACTTGTAAAGCAATCTTAAACCAATATATTCACGAACCGTTAAGTCACTATACATATTATACCCTTCGTAAATTTTTAAAGGACTTTCAAAACCTATATATAAAACAATAAACGATGAATTGTATGTTGTAACATATTGTACCATTACTTCATTTCTTTCTAAATTAACTCTAAAATGCCCTGCTGCTAATTTAGATTCATCATCTTCTGGTGGTAATGCCCACCTATCAGTTAATCCAAAAAATTTAAGCAGACCTTTTGCATCTTGTGTTAATCTTCTATCTACACTTAATTTATCTAATACTGGAATTGAAACTCCGCCTCCTTTTCTTAGTTTAAAAAAAGAAATATAAGTTATACTATAATCTCCGCCTCCCTGTTGTATCATTGGATTATTTCCTTCTATAACCATTAGTTCATCAGAACCCCAATTACTATTAGGATAACTTGTATCTCTATCGCTTTTTATTTTTTGTACACCAACAGCAATATGTTTTTTTAAACCATCTGGTAATTCATACCTTGACACTTGAAATAATTCATTTCTTCGAGGTGAAAATTTTGGCATAATATCATCTCTTTCTTGGGTAGTTTGGTTTATTGGGTCTTTTCTTTTCAGATTTTTGACTTGGTTCTCCCTTTTTTCTTTTTATTGGCTTTCTAACTTTATTTTTATTAGGCAACTATATCACCATTCATCGCTTTAGGTTTGCCATGTTTAATCCAACATTTTCTACAAAACCCAAAAGGATAAACATCGTCAGTTTCATAACAGCGACCACAATAAGTAAATTCTTTCATTTTTTACGCTTCCTTTTTGCTTTAGTCTTTCTCTTTTGTGCGTTAATGAAAGTCCTATAAATACCTGCCGCAGTTTTTTTACCCATTTCTCTTGCTCTTTGTTCCATAGCGATAGCCGCTTGAGTTTTATGTGCATGGGTTCTACTACTTCTTTTTATTTTTGCTACTGAGCGTTTTGCATCTTTTACAGTTTTAAATCCTAAACCATGTATTGTTCCTTTTGGATTTTCATCTGTGTATAAATCTGAATGTTTTTTAGAATTAGCAGGTTGCCCTTTCTTTCTTGGGATTCTTTTTGCTTTAAGAATATCTTTCCATGTAATAACATCTTCAGATTTTTTATATCCTGAAGCATATGCAGCAGCCGCTTGCCGTTCAGCATCTTTACGATTTTTATAGACTTTACCACGCTTACCCCATTTATAGCCGCCTTTCACCTTTCTTATTGGTATATCAACCCCTCCTTTTGAACCAACCGTGAAGTCCATATTTATCTTCTAAACTAAAAGTGCCTTTTCTTCTTTTCTTTTTCTTTCCTCTTTTACCTGCTCGTCTTTTGTAATCTTTACAGGCTGAACAAGTTGGTCGGCATCTTCTTTTTTGCCCTTTAGAAGCATCCTTTCTACCACAAGGTCTTCTCTTTTTCCCTTTACCACATGAAGAACAATCAACCCAACCTTTAGATAATTGGTCTTCCCATGATTTTTTAACATCGGTATCTAAATAAGCATCAGCAATTAATAATCCTATTTTTTCACCTGCTTCTATATCACTTGGAAAATGATTACCCATTAATACCCTCGATAAAGCAATTGCTTCAGCCATATTAAATAATTCTTCTTCCTTTTCAGGGTGTTCTTCTGCGAGGACTTTTGCTAAAGCATATGCTTCAATAGCGTGGCCGCTTGGAAAAGATGGTGTATCATCAGTATCTGTTATAGATTTAATTTTATCTGAAACTTCATAGGGTCTTGGTCTTTTGTATTTCATTTTTAATTGCATGGTATAAATATCTACATCTTTAACGAAGTCTGCCCAATCTACTGCATTTTCTCCAACAATATCTAACATCATTTTATTATTATTTTGGTCTAAATCCTTTTCGACATCTTTACTCATTTCATATTTTTCCATTATATTCATAACTTCAGACAATTCACTTTCATTATCGGGAAATGAAAGTTCGGGAAATTTTACATTAAAAGAAGGTTTAGTATTTAGTAATTTTTGCTTACTCTCAGAAAGATTATTAACCCATTTAGATTCTTTCTTAAGAATAAGTTGCCACATTATATCACTTCTTCTTCTTAGAATTGCCCCAATTTTTAGCACCCTTTTTTCTACATTGTACTAATGCACCTGAAGCATAAGCAGAAGGCCACTTTTTATAACGACTTCTTACTTTATGATAACAAGCATCTTTTTTCTTTTTTAATATATCTTCCCACATAATAATCACCACAATTTTTTACACGCTAAACATTTAGGAGTTGTAATTCTACCTTTACATTGGTCGCAATTATGCCTTGCTTTAAAATTAGCCCTACGCTTTTTGTTAGTGTGTGTTCCTCCGCCTCTATTTTTTCCTTTACCTTTGTAATTACCATACCCTTTAGCACCCGCATGAATTTTTTTACCTTCATGCGTTAGCATCATAATTTTTTTACCTGCTCTATCAGAAGGATAAACTCGACCTACTCTCATATCCTCTTTTTTCTTAGGCTTGCGCTTTTTTGTTTTGCTCTTTTTTCTTTTTAAAATATCTTCCCAAGACATAATTAATCCTCCGTTAAATAATAATCTCCATGTTCATGTTCAGATAACCAATCATCATGGTCTATTGCATCACCTATAACATATTTTAAATATTTTTCATCAAAGCCATCTATTTTGTTACCGGCATCTATAAAATTCTTCATACCTGCGGCACCACCTTCATCTTTTAGAATTTTTTTAATAAATTTTACATAGTCATAATATCTTTTATTTCTAACTGCTTTTACCTTTGCCTTTAGTATTTTTCTTACACTCCATAAATTAGACCAAAGTTTATGTCGGTCATAATTTTCATTTAAATATTTTAAAACATCACCTCTACTTGGTGAATCAAATTTCATAGACTGTCTAATATTATCATATATTATCTCAAAAGGTGTATCTTTAGTAACAAGATTATCTACCGTTGCCCTCCAATCAGATTTAGATATTTCTTTAACAATTTGTCTATATTCCATTGAAGGTCTTTTTGCATTACCTGATGTTGGTCTTTTTATTGTTATTGGTCTACCTTCAGCCCTCCCTTGTCTAACTAATTTATCTAATACGCCTCTTAATTGTACAGTATTAAATTGACCTGCCATAAATCCGCCTTTTCTTTGTTTCATATTAGCCAAAACTTGATGTATTGAATAAAAATTTTCAGTATCAAGTCCATACCTTTCAACAAAATCCAATTTTCTTGGTGAATTGCCTCTTGCTTTTATCAAAGATTCCCAAGACATAAGATTCCCTAAAAGAAATTAAAATAGAAAGACTATTTAAATTTAATTGGAGGATTTAAATTTTCTGGAAAAGTAGAAGTGGGTTCTATTTCCATATATACTTCTGGATTATTACATAATGATTTTATTTTATTTATTCGTTCTTGGTACATTAATTTTAATCCACCTTTAAATTCTTCCCATCTTTCTTCATCCATTTCATTTATATACATAATCATTTCTCCCATATCGTCATTTTCTATCCACTTTTCTAAAGGTCGTAGACCTCTTGTTGTAGAATTTAATACTATTTGAAAATCAGGAACCCAATGTGTAGGAACACCATTTATTATACTCGAAGTTTGTAGTATAGTATATTCGATAATAAAAGGAATACCTACTGAAAAATATCCAATTAATTGTAATAATTCGTTTTGGTGGTCGAAACCAGAACCTGCTCGCTGATATATAATTCTAACAGTTTCTAAAAAATGACAATACTCTTTTTCTGTTAATTTATAGTATTCGCTTGATTTAAACCAATCGGATATTTCTGTATGATTTCTTCCATAAATCCATTGATTCATTTTATCAAATTCGTAAAATATTTGAAGTACGGTTTCTTTACAGTTTGTTTTAGTTTTTTCAGGTAGGGGCAACCTTGAAGTTTTAATTTCCTGTCTTCCAGTTTGTATTTGAGATTTTTGAATATCCCCAACAAGTTTATCGCAATCATTTATTATAAACTCAGGCCAACCATAATACTTTATACTATCAACTCCTATTCTTTTTAACCATTCAGTTACAGCAGATTTCCAACTGTAAAATACTTTACAGAAAAATCTAATACCTGACATACCTGCAATTCGCTCTAATTCTTTATATTGCCAATCGTAAGCATTTATTTCCTTATCATAAATTTGAATTAAACCAGCCTGATAAAAAAAGTTACAACTCATAGTCCAAATAGTTTTTCTAAGACTATTAGCAAAAATTAAACTAAATTGAAAAGTTAAAATGACCTTTTCTTTACCACCATTTACATACCCGTAAATTGTTATATAAGTAGCATTAGTTTCATTTTTTCCTTTTGGTAGGTCACCATCAATGTATACTTCCATAGTTTCTTTAAATTCACACCAATATTCTTCATTAGGGAATTCAACTCTAATCTTTTCTAAAGTAGAAGGCATAAGCGAGGTACTTTCGGGGTCATAGATTTTATTTAATTCGACAAAATCTATAATTAGTTTTTCAAAAAAAGGCCAACATTCTTTAGGGGGAGATTTTTCAGGTAAAGGTCTTCTTCTTGTTCTAACACTTTGTCTTCCAATGCTAATTTGATTTTTAATTATATCTTCCCACATTTTACCACCATTTTATTTCCGCAGGTATAATTTCATAATTATCCAGCATACTTTCTACTACTATGTCGCATGTATATTTATCTTTTATACTACCTTCATAAAAATTATCATATAATGTTGCAACAAAACCTATCATACTTTTTTGTTTTCTCATAGAAGCACTTGTAAATTGACAAGCAAGTACATATTCTTCCCCTTTAAATTCAAATGGATATTGTTTATCAAGATAATTTGATATAGTTGAACCTGTTCTTACATTTTGTTTAAAATTTTGCTCACCTGATACTACTTGATTAATGGCCTCTATCATTTTACAACAACAATATTCTTTTAATTCCCCATCTATTATTTTAAAATCTTCATATTTTAAATCAATAATAGTAGAAGAATTAGCAACATTAGCATCTATCAATATTTTCTTAAGTAATACTGCTTTCCTAAAAGCACTATTTTTCCACCCTGCTACCTCATCTATACATTCTCTTTTTGTTTTTTCAGGTAAAGGTCTTTTCGATGTTTTTATTCCTTGTTTGGGTATGGTAATTTGATTTTTCTTTATATCATCCATAAATTCTTTATACAATTGTGTATCTTTGACTACCTGTTCTAATTCGTTATATTGTTGGTGGACTAAACTTACATCGTAGTTTGCATTTAAATCTTTATTTACTTTTCTTACCCAATCTCTAATACTGTAACCCATTTCTCTTAAGTTAAAAAAGAAATCCTGCCAATTTGAATAGGTAGTGTTTTCATTTACTCTAAAAACATCTCTTCTGAGCCTGTCATTAAATTTATGTATCATCCTACTATTACCTCCATAATCTTGTAAATATCCAAAATATACTAATACAAGTTTTTTATTATAATATTGTTCTTCAACTCGTACACTTACAGATAATAAATGAGAACCAAGTTTTATCCCAAAAGAAAATGGAACATACGATAATTTTCTAAATAATCTTTCTTGAAGGTCTGCATAGGGGGCTTTCATTTTACTTTTATTATAATAATGTGTACACCAATCGCCTTGTTTTAAACTATCTCGACCATTTATTGCTTGAACAGGTATATGTAGCGGTTTCCCCGCATTAAAAAATTCTTGGACTATATTATGTATTTTAGGATAGCAATCTTCAGGTTGCGATTTTTCAGGCAAGGGTAATCTTCTCGTTCTTACGCTTTGTTTTGGTACTGTAATTTGATTCTTTGATATATCACCATCCCCTGCCATATCAAAAATTAATCTTTGTGCCTGACTATAATCCCCAGTACCGTGTCTTAGTTTATTAACAAAGGGTTTCATTTGTTCTAATTTATCAGCAAAATTTAGACAGTTTTTACATGTATCAAGTAATTTTGTAATATAAGCCGAAGTAAAAACATTAGGTTCTTCTTCCCAATCTATCATTACTGAACCCATAATATGTGAAGAATAACCTAAAAAATCTATTTCTGCATACTGCCAAACTCTCCATTTATTAAACCTTTTAGACATAGCCCAATGTAGAAAAAGTTGTACATTATCAGTTTTTTTATCGGTTAAATAAATATAATACCTAACACTAAATAAATCAGGGTCATCTTGATTAGCAGGATGAATTATTAAATTATTATTTCTATCCTTAACCATTTCACACCAATCTTCATTTGTGAATTGAGAAAGAGTACCACTATCTCTTGCGTGTAAAACTTTTGGTCTTTGTACTTTATTACAATCAGCCCATGCTTGAAATATATCATCTATAATTTTATAACAATCAGGTGGTGTTTTCTCAGGAAGCGGCCTTCTTTTAGTTTTTATTTTTTGTTTAGGTATACTAATCTGACTTTTCTTAATAGGAGAACCCAATATTGCATCAAACTCTTTTTTCATTTTATCAGTATTTATTATGTTTAAAAGTTCAGCAACATGCTCTTCCTGTTGTAAATATGTTTCATTTGTATTTGCAAAACCATATCCCCAACTCAATTCTATTTCCCATCTACGACCTCTTACTTCTTCTCCTACAATATAATAACCGCCCAAATTCTGACTTTTTGGATTAGTTTTTCCTGCACGAATTCCTAAACTTTTATCGCCACCCTCAGCCTTAGTTTTACTATCAAAATATTTACTTACCCCATTCCATCTATCTTCAGGTGCTTCATTCCAACATTCTATTGCTTTACAAGCAGACCATTCTTCTACATTTTCTAAATCTACAACTTTTATAGTAAATTTAAATGAATAAGTACCTTTAACTCCAACTACATATGTTATTATTCCGTCATGCCAACCTGTCATTTCTCGGAAATACATTTCTCCTACTGTATCACTAAGTTCAGGAAACCTGTGATTAGAACGGTAAATAGGTGGGTCATTAACATCTTTATCTTTGATAAATCTTTTAATTTTTTCCTTTACTATTATTTTATAATCGTCTATAAATTCACCTAATTTTAAAACTTTAGGTTTACAAATCTCTCTTGTTTTTTCAGGTAAAGGTTTTTTACTTGTCCTAATACTTTGCCTGAGTCCTGTCTTTAAATTTGATTTAAAAATATCACCTATTGTTCCACCCAGATACCATTTATTGTTGGTTCTAACATCAAAATCCATTTTTTGCCATTT